CTATTTCCCGGTAATCTGTATATATTCACTGTATTTGATATCCACGTAAGGGTTGTCGCTCGAAACGGTCTGGTGGATGGCCTTGACCCGTTTCCACAGCCACCACCCCCTGTACTCCACCCATACGGCCTGGTTTAACGTGACAGGCACCCGGATTTCCCCTTTCAGCCGGTTATTCTCGATCAGCCCCGTCAGCCGGATATGCGGCGTTATCATCTCGACCTTCTGCCTTACCTGCGGCAGCGTGTCGCGGATGACGACCGTATCCTTCACTGCAGCGTCTATCGGTCCCGCCACCTCGATTTCATGCCTTGCCGCCGCTTCCAGGTTCTTGACCTTTACGCCCAGCCGTTTGATGGTCTCGGCATCCTCCGCCCGGAAACGCCTGTACTCGGCGACCGTCAGACGCAGCCCTTCCGCATCGGCTGCAAGGGTCGTCGAGTCGATCCGCATACGTTTCACGTCCGACAGCAGTGCCGTGTTGTTCGACCGGTAACGGTCTCTCTCGTCCGTCAGCCGGAGGGTACGGCGGTGTTGTACATAGATGACGCCGCACAACAGAAGCACGGCGACAATCAGGTATTTGGATATTGCCTTACTCATATATCACGGCCGTTTCGGGAATGAACCAGATGAATTCGTCCAGGTACGCCTCCTCAAGCAGTACCATGCCGCCTTTGGGGCTTTTTCCCATGAAAGAGAGGTCTTCCACGACAATTCCCCTGCGTCCTGCAAGTTCGTCGAGCCTCAGTTCGGACAGCTCCGGCGAGGCCGTAATGGTTACGTATGCGTTCTTCTTCATAATTTATTTCATTTCGGGTTTATGACGGCTTACCTGTGCTGGGATTGGCATTTCAGCAGCTCCCGGATGTCCGCCCGTATCTCGTGCAGGTCGTTCTGCACGGTATTGAGTTGCTTCATGGTAGCCTCGAAGACGGACTTGTCCAGTTTCATGGCGTTGATGTTGTCGTACTGCTCCTTGAGTCTCAGTTCCAACGTGGTGCATTTGCTTTCCAGCTCGGCGATCTGCGCCGTGTTGTTCACGTGCTGGATGTACAGTGTCAGCACGAACGAAAGCAGCACGATGATTATCTTGAAGTACTTGATTCCGAATTCTTTCAGTTGTTCCATATCAGGTGTATTATTCGATTAAGATTGAAAATGCTTCTCCTATGATCCGGATTAGGCTTCCCGCCCCCTCGCTGTTCCACAACCCGAAGACGGTCAGCATGACCAGCAGGACAAGATAGACCCACCACGCTACATCTTTCTTCTCAAATTTCTTTTTCTTCTTCATTCCTTTCCTGTGTCTGCGGTACGATTACATTGAATATCACGTTCCCGTCGCTGCCCTCGATGCGCAGCCTGTTCTCCTCCTTGTGCCGGATGGGGAAAATCTCCATGAGCGCCTTGGCAGCATTGACCGACACGGCACGCAGCGGGGCCGGGGAAAGCGGGACGCCGAAGCGGTCGGTATAGTCGGACGTGGCGGTCTCGTCCATGACGGCTTTTAGGGTTTCCGTGACCTGCAGTTTCACGGCCATGGTCTCCATTTCAAACCGCTCGGACGAGAGCAGCGCCTTGATATGGGCGGCCACATGAGGTTTGCCCATCAGATAGTTGGCGGAGGAACCGGGATTCTTGACGGATTTTCCCTTGAATGCCTCTTCATAGCATTTCCCGGCACGCCCGGCAAACTCCAATCCCCCGTTCACGTACAGTTCGCAGAACTGCATTTCCTGTTCGGTAAGCTGCTTCTCCGATATGTTCTTTTCCTTTCCGGACACGTTCATTCCTCCTTTTGTGAAAGAGTAGCCTGTTTTTCCCCCGGAGGTTTTATGAATTCCGATTTCTCCGCGATAAGCTGTTCGACGAGCGCTTCATAGAACACATCGGCAAGGGCGTTGGCACACGCCTCCGCATCCGCCAATGAATTGATAAGCCGCAGGTTGAACTTGATTTCGAGGTCATATCCCGATATGACCGCCATCAGCTCGTTCCCGTCATACCCCAAAGCCCCGTAGGTCATCCGGTCTGCCGTCTTGAAAGTGATGGTTTCCGGAATTTGTTTCTGTGTCTCCTGTGCCATTTTATTATCCCGTTGTCATATTTTGAAATGGTTGCGGGTCTTTTCTTTCTTCTGTATCATCCCGCTTTTCCCCTCCATGTTCCGCAGCCTGGACGTGTAGACGCCCAATATGTCGAGCGTGGCGGTCACGTCCGCATCCGCGTCATGGGCATCGTCCAGTTCCACTCCCAACCGGGAGGCGACCAGTTCCAACTTGTAGGATGTCACTTCCGTATCGTCCGCAAAGGCAAGCCGTCCCAGGAAAAGCGTGTCGATATAGTGCGGCTGGAAATTCCCGTAATAGTCCCTTGTCCCGGCAAAGATCTTCTCGAATTCCGTGACTAACCCGGCATGGTTCATCATCTGCTGCAGGAATCCGATATCGAAGGGGGCATTCTGCCCGATGAGCACCGGCTTGTACCGGCTGCCTTTCGACAGCGTGCTCCCCCTGGCAAACCCGATGACCTCTTCCGCCACTTTCCGTATATCCGCGCCCTTGGCATCCAGCAGTTCCATCGTGATGCCCGAATAGTCCAAGGCCGCCTGCTCGTATTTCATGGGTGCCTGTTCCATCCTTGCCTGTTCGTGCCGGGTACGGAGCACCTTGCGGTGCACGGTGTCGGCATTCTGCCTGCAGTACGGCGCTATATACGACTGGTAGCGGTCGAATACCTGCCACGTGTCGAAACGGACCGCCTGCAACGCGATCTGGGTGCAGGCACATTCCCGGCAGTCCAGCCCTCCGGTCTCGAAATCCATCCCGATACCCGTAAAAATCTTCTGTTCTGTGTTCGTTGCCATAATTTCAGGATTGAATGAATAAAAGGGAATTCTTGTAGGTCTGCAAAGTGTTGCAGCCGTTATAGTCGCTGTAACGTATGACTGCCGTGAGAATGACGACCTTGTCCTTGAGCGACTGTACCTCGGCGCGGTGCTCCATGTACCAGTCATTCCAGCAGACGCATTCCGCCAGCCGGTTGTTCTGGGAAAGCGACAGCTTCGCAAACCGTCTGCTGCCGCCGGTCTCCCGGTCCTTATAGGTATGTTCCGACACGTCCACGACCGTTGCGCATACGGTTACCCTGCGCCCGTCGTTCTCGTCCTTGGACACCTCCTCCAACGAAAGGTAGGAAGCCTTTCCCTTGACTTTCTGCCGCGCGTCCGAACTGTCGAAAATCCTCCGGTAGTCGATGGAACCGATACCGGACACGGCTATCTGCTGCTGTGCCCAGAAGTAATGCCTGCCGCGCATCTCCCCGGGAAAGTCCTTCTCGGAAAGCGTAAACCCGAGCTCCCGTGCGGCACGTTCCAGCAGGGCGTACCTCTGGGTGATTGCCCCGACTTTCTCTATCCTGTCGAAACAGCCTGCCAGGATCATGTTCCTCACGTGGCGTGCATTCACCGGCACCTTCACCGCCTCGTCCGGGTTGTCCGGGTCGTCCCAGTAGCGGTATTTCTTCAGCTTGTACCGGAAGACCCGGTGGATGAAATTCTCGATGCTGTCATAATCTCCGCCCCTTGTCCGCTCCGCGACGATATGCTCCACGGTCTTCACACCGACCTGCCTGATACGGGTCAGCGACCAGAATATTTCACCGGCGGCATAGTCGGTGAAGAACTCCGCTCCGGAGCGGTTGATGTCCGGCGGGACGATCCGGGCCGCGGAACAGCGCTCCATCTCCGACATCAGGGGCGGTATTTCCCTGTCGTCCGCCCATTGCAGCGCCACCGTATAGAACGCCGACGGGAAATTCGCCTTGAGCCATGCCCCGCAATAGGCGGTCAGCGCATACGCGGCGGCATGGCTGCGGTTGAACGAGTACTTGCCTGCAACCTCAATCTTGTGCCATATCTCCTCGGCTTCGTACTCCGGACACCCGTTCCCGACCGCCCCGGAAATGAAATCCGCTTTGAGCGTGGCCATCAGGTCCGCCTTTTTCTTGCCTATCGCCTTGCGCAGCAGGTCGGTCTTCCCGAGATCAAAGCCCCCGAGCGTGTGTGCCACGGACATGAACTGCTCCTGGTAGACCATGATGCCGAAGGTATTCCTCGTCGCTTCATGGCACCCGTAGTTATAGACCGGGGCTATCTCGCCACGACGGAAGCGAATATAGTTATCCGTCGCCCCGATATCCAGCGTGGCGGGGCGGTAAAGGGCGTTGACGGCTATCAGGTCCTCGATATTCTCCGGCTGCACGTCCTGTATGAAACGGGTAATGCCGGGAGACGAGAACTGGAAAACGTTCTGCGTGTTGCCCTCGGAGAGCAGACGGTAGGTCTTTTCATCCTCCAGTTTATCCCGCGTGATACATTCGATGGAAAGCCTCTCCCCGAAATGCTCGTTGGCCAAGGAGATGACCGCGCTGAGTTTGGCGAGTTCCTTGGTCGCGAGCACGTCCTCCTTGAGCAGCCCGATCTCGTCCACTGAATAGCCGTCGAACTCCGAGACCAACGCGCCGTCCGTCTTGCGGATGGGCAGGTAGTCGAAACATTCCGTCGGCACGCCGTCCCGTGTCTCGGGAGTGACGATGATGGCGGAGGCATGGACGGATGCCGACCTGGGCTGTCCCAAAAGCACCCGGACCTCCTCGATGACTTCGGGATACGCCTGTATGAAGTCCCGGAGTCTGCGGTTTGCCGATGCTGCCATGAAAAGCCCGGTCCAGTCCGTCCCGTCCTCTATCATGGCAGTGACATAGTTCACGGTGGAATGGGGTACGCGGTGTACGCGGGCGACATCCTTCAGCGCGGCTTTCAGCTTCATCGTGGTGAATGTCCCGGCGGAGAAGACCCGCTGTCGCCCGCCCACGTTGTAGCGTTCCTCCAGATAGTCCTTGATTTCCTGCCTCCGGTCCGAGGCGTAATCGACATCTATGTCCGGAAGCGATGCATGCCCGCCTTCCGCCAGCCCCCGGTCCACGAAGGAGTCCATCACCTTCAGGGGCCGGTCCGTAGTCTTTATCTTTACATGTGTAACTTTCATCTGATGTATTTTTTATGTCGTACAATGGAGCTTACCGTCTGCCGGCAGACACCGTATCGCCGTGCAAGCGTCTCCTGGGAGACACCCCCGGCGGCATACCTGATACGTATTTCCTCCGCCTGCGCGTTGCTCAGTTTGGCATTCACGCTTTTCTCCCCGTAGTCGCGCTTGAGGTCGTTCGCGATGGCGTGTTCCATGTTCCGCTGGCGGGTACACATCTCCAGGTTGGCGGCTTCGTTGTTGCCCTTGTTCCCGTCGATGTGGTTTACCTCCAAAGCGGGGTCCCAGTCCGGCAGGAAATGGCTGGCGACAAGGCGGTGTACGGAGAATTTCGTCCCGACACCGTTGCGGTAGAGCCGTACCCGGTCGTAGCAGGAAGTGGTGCCGCACCAGGGCGACATGATGCGTTCGGGCTGCGTATAGGTGATGCCGTCATGCGACACCTTCCTTTCGAGGCTCTTGACACGCCCCTTGTCGCTGATTTTGTATTTCCCTTCATATCCTTTGATGTCCACCCATGTTTCCAGGGTGTCTGCCATTGTCTATAATACATGGTTGGTTATCCTTTCTCCTGCCGTGCGGAAGATTTCGCGGTCTATCTCTATCCCTATGAAGCGCCGTCCCGTATTCCTGCACGCGATGGCGGTACTCCCGCTGCCCATGGCGAAGTCGAGGACGAGGTCCCCTTCATCGGTGTATGTCCTTATCAGGTATTCCAGCAGGGCCACGGGTTTCTGCGTGGCGTGCAGGCAGGAAAGCTGCTTGTCCGTCTTGAATTTCAGCACGCTGCGCGGATAGCGTTCCGTGGAGATATAGTCCCGGTACTTGTCATGTTTCCGGTAGATTTCCCCCGCGTCGCATTTGTGCTGGTGTACGGCAAGGATGACCTTCCGCTTGTGCCCGTCGGTCTTGATCGGGTTGTATTTGGGAAGCCTGTCATAGAAGACGAGGATGTCCTCGTGCGCCTTCATCGGCATGCGTTTCGCGTTCAGGAATCCGGTCGCCTGCGTCTTCTCCCAGACCCAGGCGTAGCGCAGCCTGCCGAGGTTTGAGCCTCCCAGGACGCTGGTAAACGGCTGCTGGCAGAAAAGCAGCACGGGTGTCTTCTGTCCGGAAACCTCCCGGACGGCCTTCCACATGCGGGGGATATCTATCACGGAATCCCACCGGCAGTGCGTCGTCCCGTAAGGCGGGTCGGACAGTACCATGTCGGCAATGATGCCGCTGGCGGCAAGCCGGGGCAGTACCTCCAGGGCATCTCCCCGGTAAAGGTCGCATCCCTCATAGGGACGCAGGTGTTCGCAGTTCTGATTCATCGGCTTCAAGTTCCTTTAAGTTCCACAGGCAATCTCGGCGGTCGAAAAGGATTTCATCGCCACAAATCAATTCATCGGCATATATTGTCTTTTCCGCATCCTTGCGGATTATCCGCAGCCGGGCATCCGGACTGATGCGGTAGGTCTTGTCCCCGGACTTTATCTCTACATAGCGTTCCCCTTTTTCAAGCAGGAGATCCGGAGCCAGTACCGTCAGCTCGTCTTTCCAGCTCAGCCCGCAGCGTTCCGGCACAAGGAAACGCGAGAAGATAAGCCCGTATTTCAGCGGGTCGATGGAGGTGATACCGAGCAGGTATGACACCAGGGAGCCTCCCGCGGAGCCGCGCCCGATGCCGGTGGCAATGCCCCGGCGCCTTGCTTCCCGCACCATGTCCCACTGCACGAGGAAATAGTCCACGTTGTCCGTCGATTCGATGATATAGACCTCCTCGTCCAGCCGTTCCCCATAGCGTTCCCTTTCCTGTTCCGGGACTTTCTCACGCATTCCCTCATCGAGCAGGCGGAGGAACATCGTCCGTCGGTTCCCGTACCGTTCCCGTTCCCCGTCCCGCATCCTGTATTCGGGCATGAACATGCGTCCCGTCTCGAAGGCGGCTGTCGCTTTTTCCGCGATCTCGACCGTCGGGCGGCACATGCGCCTGAACAGCCTGTCGAAATCCCACTTGTCGGAAAACAGGGGGCGTAACGTCTCGTAATGCTCGTCCACGCTCTTGTAGTACTGGTCATCGCTCTGCTCGTGCGCCGCCCCCGAAGCTATCTTGTTCAGGACGGTCTTCGAGAAGGCATCGTCCTTGTCCGGGTAATGGCAGTCCGCAATGAGAATGGGAGCCACGGGAAAAGAATCCGTCCGGTCGTCATGGCTTTCGAAATAGTACCGGAGGGCTTCGAGGTTTTCCCGGTCTATACGGTCGGCCTTGTACTCGCAGGCATCCACCTGGTAATAGACCGCCTCGAAACCCTGCCGCAGCCGTGCGACCTGCCGGGGATGGGAGAGCATCCAGTAGGAGGAACGGGTGGAGAAGATCAACACGCATCCGGCGGCATACGCCAGCAGCTGCTCATATCGGAGCGTCCTGTCCTCCGAGCCCACCATGACGGCACGCTGTATGCGGAGCAGGTTGCGGAGACCGTCATTGCCGAGGGCATAGACTTTCAACCCGACTTTCCCGTCCGGGTGTGCCATGTCGAGGGAATACCCGAACACGTGCTTCAGTCCCGCCTTGGCGCATTCCTTCTGGAAGTTGAGCGTGGCGGCCATCGTGTTGCGGTCGCAGATACCGATGGCCGTGTGTCCCAGCCACCGGGCCTTGCGGCACCACTCTTCCAGAGCCCCGGAAGCGTTCAGCAGCTCGTACGGGGTATGGATGCCGAGGTTTACGAAAGGGATGTCGTGCACGGGAGGTTTCGGACGTCCGATATGTTTCAGGATATTGAACCTGAAATCCTCCCGCAGGTCGTAGTAGTACCAGTTCTTTCCGAAGGGGAATGCCACATGGCGGATACCTTCTTCCAGCAGTACCTCCGGGGTTTCCATCAGGTTGAACACGGGCCTGCCGCCTTCATTCCTGAAAACGGAGTCCACGCCGGAGAGGTCGGCCAGGAACAGCCGTCCGAATTCCGGGATGTCCACTACCTCCGTGTCCACGGGCATATATGAAATGGACTGGCTGTCGAGCCAGGCCAGCAGTTCGTTCATCATCATTTTTCCTGTACCTTGTTGAGTTTGTATTCGAGGACGGTCTGGAGCCTGCGGGAGAAAATTTCCTGAATTTCTTCCCCTGTCAGTTCATCCCAGTCCCTGCGCGCGTCCGCCATGTCCGCGACAAGCACGTCAAAATAGGGTTTCAGCCGTTCCGCTGTCTGTTTGACGGCTGTCACGGCATCCCCGTCGTAACCGACGACCACCGTCCCGACGCCTTTGCACTGCAGCTTGTATATCTGGACGTCCGAAATCTTCTTTCCGAAAGTGGCTATGGCCGCCACATGCGGGTTGTCGTAGAGTTCCAGCTTGCGGGTCAGGGCGATGGTATCGAAAATGCCTTCTGTAAGGATAACCGTGCCGGTTTCTCCCATGTGGATGGCATCGTAGTTATAAAGCAGTTTGGAAAAGTCGTTGCCGGTCGAGTTCCTGTACCGGAGAATCTTGTACTCCCCGTTGTGCCTGGCTTTCCGGTTATAGGCGTCGATATCTTCCTTTGGCCACGTATGGCGAGCGACATAACCGACGGTTTCTCCTTCATCCATGACAGGAAACAGTACATAGTCGGCATAGCGTGGATTGAGCTTGCCGGTCGTCCCGACAGGAAAATACTCGTAGTCATCGAAGCAGAAACCTCTTTTTTGCAGGTACGGGTGCAGGAAAATCCGCTTATAGAAATCCGGCAGGGAAACGGCGGTCAGGGAGTCGTCCAGTTCCTCCGCTTCCTGCTGTCCAGTCAGATGCAGCTCCAAAGGGGCGGAGATATCTGCGGTCCGTGTGACCATCAGGTCCATCCGGCCGATGGCTTCCAGCAGCTGTTCGAGCGTGCGGGTGGAAGCCCCGCAGGAAAAGCAGTGTGACATGAAAGGAGTGCGGCGGGAGGTTCCCTTTCCGATGTAGATACCGAACTTGCCTCCCGTCTTGCCGCAGAACGGGCAGCGGGGCACAATCAGGTTTTTGCCCCCGCCGTCCTGTTTCGCTCCCGTTTCCCGGGCTATCTCCGAAACCAGATACCTGTGTTCCTGTAATGACAGTTCCATACTAAGGTATAGTGCCGGTTCCTGCAGCAAGGTTTGAGAAAGGTCCGAAAAAATGAGGGACTCCACGGAAGACCGGTACGGGACTGGCAAAGGAGAGCCGGAAAAACGGGCTTTTTATTCAATTTAATTGTCGTAGTGAATAAAAGGTCGTGTTTTTATGCAGTACAAGCTGATTACTTGGGATACGGACGAGGTTACGGAATACAAGGGGCGCACGGTAAAGAACGTGCCGGTCCGGTATCTTTTCATCCCTGTTCAGACCCGATGACCGCCTCCTGCAAATGAAGATATCGGAATTTGCGGCGTGGTTACTGGTGAAACTGCGGACAGGATGATACAAAGGTTCCTGTATTTACAAGCAGGCAGCCTTTGTGTATTTTAGAAACATTTGTGCAGGAATGCTGAAAGCATCCGTTTTCAATATGCCTTCTTCTTTATTGTGTCACGAACACCCTCCAGCTTCCATTCTTCTCTCCGCGCTCTACATACCTCTTGGAAATCAGCTGAACCGATAAGTTTCTGTATAGCAGTCACGCTGATGCCCATTTCCTCTTTTTCAGAAAATAACGAAAAGGTTGTAGCGATACAACCTCTTATTCAAATAATCTGGTCTAAACCGATACCTACCTATGAAAATAATGCGAATAATAGCAAAGTAACTGTAAAGAATAAAGACACAGAATATTTTGGTACTTAGAATCTTTTACTACCTTTGCAACATTAGAACCTGCCAAGCCTCTTAACAATGCTCAAATCGGCGGGTCGTTTTTTATAAATCATATACATAATGTTCATGGTCAGTGAAGCCCATCCTTTTTATTTGAGGAACGGACGGCTCTCAAGAATAATGATGAATGCGGAACTTGTGAAAGCAGACCAGACAAGAATTATCGTCCCCACTGTTTTCAGGGAAGACTACATACTGTCATTGCGCAAGTTGACCCGTCAGAAAGACCCGTCTGCATATATTGTAATGACCAAATTACAACATTTCAGTGACAACCTGTACGGAACCGATTTCAAGGAACTGATGGAATACCTTGCAGCCTGCAATGCCTATGATGAGCCTTCGCAGGCAAAACTGGAAATCATAGACAGGACTATTAATAAATTATAATCGCAGAAATTTGTCATTTCGACGAGATTAGTCGCAAAAATTTGTCATATCCCGCAAAAAAGGAAGATTTACCCGCAAAAATTTGCCGGTCATTCCCTGTTCAGTCCCAATGACCGCTTCCCGTCGTAGAAGACCTCGTTGTCATAGTCCGTGGCAATCTTGATGGTGTCCCCCTTCTTGAAGAAACGGCTCTTGGCCACGTGCAGCCGCATCACGTTCTCTTTCCGTTCCGCCGATGACTGGTTGAGCGAAATCAGGTGGGTACACGGCCGTGCCAGCCCTTTCGCCTCCGAACAGTTGTACTCGGTCAGCACGTTCCTCTCGTCATTGAGCCACTCCCTGTCCTCGATGGTGGACTGGTATGTAACCACGATCCATACTTTCTCGTCAGCGGCGAGGTCTTTCAGGTCATTGGCCACGGCAATACGTTTCGCCCGTTCATGGTCCGCTCCCCATGAACGGCGGTTGGCATCCGTCAGCAGGTCCATCGAATCCACGATCACGATGTCCGGGTTATGCCCTTTGAGCTTGCGGTATTCCGAAATCCCGTTCTTGATGTCGAGGGTGGACACCTGCGCGTTGAAACGCGGATAGCTACGCACGGTGATGCTTCCCGCGTAGGAGGCGACCAGCTTTTCAAGGTGCCGCATTTCCGTGTCCGAAATCTTTCCTCTCTCGAAATAGTAGGCGTTCCGGGAAATCAGCCCTCCCGAATAGGCGTTCAGCGCCTCGTCCTCCGAACCCTCCAACTGGAAATGCAGCACATGCAGCCCGTCATCGATGTTCGCACGTACCCCTATCCATTTGGCGATATGGGATTTTCCCACTCCCGTGGAGGCCAGGAAGCAGGTCAGCTGTCCCCGCAGGTTCCTTCCCGCATTGAGTGCATCCAGGTACGGGATATAGAAACGGGACACTCGGGGCGAGGCGGAGCGTTCCTCTTCCTCCTCCCTGCGCCTGTTCCGTTCGAAGCGCTCCGTGAAGGTCTCTGCCACATCGATGAAAGACGAGCTTTTCAGCGTGAATCCCGACAGCCATTCGGCATACTCCCTGAGCGTCTTTTCCGCCTTGTCCTGCCGGTTCTCGTTATACAGCCTGCCGACCTCGGCATAGACCGCCTGCAGCCGGACTCTCTTGATGTAGGATTCCAGCATGTCGGTCATCACTTCGGCGCTCTGCCCCTCGTCGTATTCCCTGAACGTGTCGATCAGCTCGATGGCATCGTAATCCTCCTGGAAAGTCTGTGTAAGGACAGCGTATGACGGAGGGGACTTGTAGGTGCGGAAATGGACGGCGATAGCCTCCTGTACCCGCTGGAAGGAACGGTCCGGAAGGTACTCCTTGCGCATGTGGCGGGAGAGGACGGCACACAGAGGCTCCTGCCTGAGTGCCGTGGCGTAGAGCTCGTACAGGAACTCGGCGCTAAGCGGGTTGGTCGTGCTCATGGCCGTGCCTCCTTTTTCAGCCAGGCTTCACACCGCAGGCGGAACAGTTCCGGGTAGATGGCCTCCGTCCGCCGGCGGCATTCTCCGGACCTCCGGCACTTGCCGCATGAGGGAGAAAAGGGTGTCCAGAGCAACGTGGAAAGGGCACAAACGACATAGCCTGCCTCGGTGGAGAGCAGGCGGCGCTTGGTCCTTTCCTCGTATTCGGGATAGATGAAACGGTCGAGCGGATGACGGCTCCGGTCGATGACCATGCCCGCCAGGGCGGGCCTTGAAAGCCCGTGGCTTTCAAGCCAGCGGTCTTCATGGTACCTGCGTCCCTTTCCGGAACACAGATAACGGCGGACAGCCTTTTCCCCGAAGGAATGCGAGACATTCCACCGCCGGCGGTAAGACGTCCCGTATCCGGACAGGGTATATGCCTGGCAGATACAGAAATCCGCCAGGCGTTCCCCGCTGACGGACACGACCTCCCGGCACAGGAGGTCGAAGCATGTCCCCAACTGCCTCCCGCCCCGTCCCCCGGCGGGAAAAGTGAAATCCGCCCACACGGCAGCGCGGACAAGCCGGGCAAAGAGCCTGCGGCAACCGTCAATCCACTCTTTTCTCTCCATCCTCTGTCAGAAGTTTACGCAGCTGCGCCTTGGCCAGGAACAGGCGGCTCTTGACCGTCTCGATGTTCAGTGTCCGGAGCGTGCCGTTACGGTACGTGATTTCCATGATTTCCCCGATCTTGTAGCCGGCCTGCTGGAGCAGGAAGGCTTCGCGGTAGATAGGTTTCAGACGGTCGAGCGCCCACAGGATAGCGTCGTTGTAGAACTCCCGGTAATTGTCCATCCCCATCCTGTTTCCCGAAGGTTCCGTCTCGTCGAGCAGCGAGGAGGACACCTCCCGTATGTCCACGTTCTCGTCTGCCGGCAGGCGGTTCCTGTTCCGGTTGTTCAGGTCGGCTATGAGCCGTTTCGTCACGGCATATATCCATGTCTTCACGGGACGCTCCGGGTTGTAGCTGTCCATGTACTTGAAAAAGTTCGCGAGAGCCTCTATATAGTTGTCCTCGATGTCCTCCCGGTTATAGGTGTACTTGATACAGATACTGTATATCAGGTTCCTGTGCGGCATCACATGTTTTTCCAGGAGTGCCGCCCTCCGCCTTACGGACTCCTCCGATGAGGAGTCCGCCCCTAAGATGTTTTTCTTTTCCACACTTTCACTGACTGAAAAGATTGATACTGAATCTGGTGTCCTAATCTGTCAGCTACGGTGAGCATCATTTTACAATCTTACGGTTTCATCATGTACGGCAGCGTTTTTCAGCCTGTCCCTCAGCTCTCTATCCTCGACTCTCCGTTCTCCTTCGTCACGACCAGCCTGTGCGGATAGCCCTCCGCCACGTTGCCGTGGGAGACGACCATCACGGTACCGCCAAGGGCATTCAGGGCTTCGAACATCGAGGCCAGTCCCGCCTCGTCCACGGCTTCCAGAATCTCGTCCAGCACCAGCAGGTCGAGTCCCTTGCCCTCCTCGCAATTGGCGTTCACGAGTTTCTGCATGGCCAGGATGGTGGCCAGGTTCACACGGGCCGCCTCTCCGGCAGAGAACTTCCCGAAAGAGCCGCAGTCCATGCCGTCCCGCAGGAGCGAAATGGAGATCTTCTCCCGTACCTTCCCACTTTTGAGGACGGTATACCCGTCGAAACGGATACGGATATCACTGCCTATGCCCGCCAGGAACTCGTTGGTAACCCGTCCCAGCGCTTCTATCTTCGTGTTGGCCAGGTAGGTCTTGAACTGCACGAAACGCTCCTTCTGTATTTCCAACGCCCGGATACGGGCATCTATGCCGAGCTTGCGTTCCGCTGCCGCGTTCGCTTTCACACGTGTCTCCCTGAGTGCCGCCTTCAAGGAAATGACCATGTCGTTTCCCGATGATTCGTTCACTTCCCTGATTGTCGCCTGCAAGGTTTCTATGGCACATTCCGCGGCGCGTATATCTTCTTTTGCCGCGCGTATCTCCCTGTCTATGGCGGCATGGCGGTCATCCACAAACCCGAACACCTCGTCGAACACCTTGCGGCGTATGCCCTCGATGTCGTTCCGGAGGGTGGCGATTCCGGCCGCGATGCGTCCCCGATCATGCCCGGCATTCTCCACCCGCAGAGAGGTGTTGCGTACATCCCGCTCGTGTTCCGCCAGTTGCCGTTCCATGCGGTCCCGCTCACCGTCCAACATTCTGCGGTCATTGTTCAGTCGCGCCTGCCGGCGTTCCATCTCCTCGTTCTCCTTCTGACGGGTGTCGATACCGGCATTGATTTCCCCCAGCTGCCGCTGCCGCAGCCCGAGCTCCTTCATCCCTTCCGCGATGTCGAACCCGGGATGCGCCACCAAAAACTCATGCCCGCAGGAAGGGCATTTGATAGACCCGGCCAGCTTGTTGGACAACTCGTCGATACCGGCGGAAACGACGCGTCTTTTGTGCCGCAGTTCCTCTATGCGCGAGGCAAGGTCCCGCAACCGGTTATCCATTTCCTGCAAAGCCCCGGCGGTTGCCGCGGATTTCTCCCGGTAGTCCTCATGGAACGCGGCGAACCCGGCTTTGAACAGTTCCCAGGCTTTCCGCTTTCCTTCGAGTTCCTTTTCGAGAGAGCACAAGACGCGGTCATGCTCATCCAGCCGTGCCTCGGCCGCCCGAAGGCTTTCCTTTTTGGCGGCTACCGCCCCGTTCCAGTCCGTCTGTCCGGCCCCCGGGAAGAGCGGCATGAATTTTCCGATGCCTTTCAGGCACTCTTCCAGCGGGGCGTCGCCGCCCTCCAGTTCCTGCAAGGCTTCATCCGCCCGGCGTATCTCCTCGGCCTGCCGTTCACAGGCGGCAACAGTCCCGGTCCTGTCACGCATCAGGGCACGTTTTGACGCGATGGACGCTTCCAGCTCCCGGATGCGGTTCTCGCGGGTACGCCCGCGTTCGGCTCCTGCCTCTTCCTCCTTGCGGATCTGCTCCAGCAGCATCTCCACCCGTCCGTCCATTCCGGCCAGTTCCAATGCCGCCTCCCGCTGTTCCCCGGACAACGGCTCCATGTCCGCTTCCACGCGGGCAATGGCTTCATCCACCAGGATACCGTTGGAGAAACGGTTGATGATTTCCTTCTTCTCCTTGTCCGAGGAGGAAAGGAAATCCTCGTAGCGGTATTTGGAGAGGATGAAATTGTTCAGTAGCTCGTCCCTCGTGATGCCGAGTTTTTCCAGGATATACCTGTTGTACGCATCGACAGAGGGCTGTACGGCTTCATCCGTCGTTACTTCCTTTCCTCCACGGTACAGGATACAGGCGACGGACGATGCCCCCTTTCTCGGGATACGGCGCCGTATTTCCATCTCCTCCTCATCGGCATCATTGACGAAATGCAGCCTGATGCGGCATTCCTCCGCCGTGTCGTTGATAATTTCCTCCGAGCGGATTTTCCTTAGCGGGCTGCCCGTGATGCCCACGGCAATGCATTCCAGCAGGGCGGATTTCCCGGCCCCGTTCGACTGCTGGGAATCGTTGTCCCGATTATCCCCGAAAATCAGGGTGGTCACCCCCTGGTGCGGCGTGTATGCCAGCGAGCGGAAAGCGCACAGGTTTTCCGCTTCTATAAGTTTCAGTTTCCACATGGTCTGTCCTCGATTTGATTTTAGATAAATATTCCAGTCCGGTCTCCACGTCCTCGATCCGCTTCTCCCGGCAGAATGTCTCGTAAGCCTCCCTGATACGGTGGCTGTCGAACTTCTCAAAGAGGGAAGAAGAGGCCGCTTCCACCGCCTGCTCGTCGTCCGCCACCAGCTCCACCTTGGCGGCACCCGCTTCCAGCAGGGCGTTCTTGTCCACGGTCTTCATCGCGGCAGCCGGGGCATGTACACGTACCTTGACCTTGTACCTGCCGTCCGCCTCCATTTCCCTCAGCTCGTCCGCCAGATGCAGCCCGGCACACTCCACGGGCACATCCAGTACCCGGTAGCGGACATTCACCCTGTTCTTGATGAATTCATGCGAGCCGTCCGCGTGGAGAAGCGTGTAGCCTTTCTCCTCGTCCTCCCCGAAATTATGCTGGCGTGAAGAACCTATGTATTCGATACGTGTGCGGGGGATGACCGTCCGGTTATGGTAATGGCCGACAAAGACCCGGTCGAACTCCCCGAATATCTTTACAGGCAGTTCCTTTTCCGAAGGCTGGGCAAGCGCCCCGTTGATGCCTTCGTGTACATAGAGAAAGTTCAGCCGTTCCTGATCGAGGGCCTCCTTTTTCAGCCGGGCGAGTTTTTCCGTGAAGGAGCCGTCTTCCGGAAAATATCCCATCAGGTGCATGACAAAAGACCATCCGGGATTTTCTATCCTGGAATACTCGTCCACCACGGACACGCCGGGGAAGCGGTCGAACACGTGGCAATAGCCCCGTACGGATTCCTGGTTTACCTTGTCATGGTTGCCTTCCGCCAGGGTGACATGCACCCCCTGGGCGGCGGCATCGAGCAGGATGTCATGTACGGCAAGCAGCACGTCCAGTGTCTGTGCGGCACGGGAAAAGAAAAGGTCTCCGCCGACGGCGATTTCCTTCACCCCGTGTTCCCTGCAGATGTCAAGCGCCTCCTGCCAGTTGGCGCGGAATGCGGGGATATTGTCCTTTGAGACATGGATGTCGTTCAATAGCAGCAGGCAGGGATTATTTCCTTTCATAAGCGATTGTGTAAAAGGGCGGGAAACCTTGCGGCCTCCCGCCGTTCATACTGTTTTCTGTTCTCATGAAAGGTTTTATCTCCTGCGTCGCTGACGTTCCGGACGTTCTTCCGGCATATCCTCCGGGGCGTTCTCCGGGCCGCCCGTATCCTCTTGTCCGGTATCCCGGGTACGGTTCTCCTCTTCCCCGTATTCCTCGCCGCCGGCCGTATCCGGGGCATTCCCCAACGCTTCTTCTATCAGGTCGAGCAGGTCCTTGTTGGAAGTGGAACGGGTTACCCGTACCGGCAGCTTTTCCTGCTCGATGTAGGTGCGTATCAGGCCGCGCAGTTCCTGACCCTCCTCGGTTTTGTCCCCGATGCCCTGTTCCTGCAGCTCCTCGTAACGGTCGAAAAGGTCGTCCAGGGAGATGCCTCCCGTCCTGTTCCCGTTCTCCCGGCTGTCTTTCGTACGGCGGTCGAAGGAGAACTCGGAAGTATCCTCCTTGGGCAGTTCCCCGTTCAGCAGGTCGATGGCCTCCTGCATCTCGTCCGTGTCCATGATGTTCAGCCCGTACAGGCCGTCGCACTGCTTGAGGAACTCCACGGTAGCCCCGAGATGGTACCTGGAATAACGGCAGACGATTTCCGGAATACGGGCTGCCGCCATGAGCGCGGTCAGCTCCTCTTTTCCGAGCACCTCCACATCGGACTCGTTGTCGATACTGATCACGTACTCCGTCTTGGCCCCGTTCTTCCGCTTCTCGATTTCCACCGGGTAGGCATTGTTAATGGAGGAGACGGGGCACGGATAGTCCGGATTTTTCTGCAGTTTCTTCTGCCACAGCTTGAATTTCTTTTCGTCCAGGTCCTTGAACTGGGCGTGGGAAAGGGTCAGCAGCTGGATACCCTTGGCCTTTTCGTTCATGTCGATGACATACATGGCGTGCCCGTAGCTGAAACGCAGCCCGCCGCCGAAAGAGCCCCCGTCGATTTTCTCCGCCAGCTTGTCGTCGCCCGCATCCCTGGCGCAGGCTACCGCCAGCTTCCGGTAGGTGTCGATGATGTCCAGGCTGTAGCCCGCGTCCGTGGCCCGTGGGACAGTCACGTACATCTTGGCGGGCTTGTTGCCGCCTGAGGCGGGTTTCTCCAGTTCCAGCAGGAGCTGGTGGATGGGGAACTCATACCCGGGACGTGCCGCCGTGCCATCCGCGTTCGGGGCAAGCGGAAGGACGCGCAGCCGGTAGGTGCCCAGCTTGTCCATGCGGAAGAATTCCGTTTTGGCGAATGATTTGTTTTCCTCGATAGCCCGCTGCTGGGCTTCTGCGTAGGATTCCTGACTGGCAAGGAACAGGTCTTCGACCGACATGTTCCCCGTGTTTTCTTCTTGCATAACTGAAATGCTTTATGGGTTAAAGATGCCCGAAGAAACTGGAAGACATGGCAAACGGGTTCGGTTTCTCCGCTTGCTTCAACTGACAGGAATATTGCAAGACGTGTCTCGCTGACCGTACCCTGGAAAGGGTACTCATTTGACAATCTGGAAAAGGTCTTGAAGCGACTACCCGCAAAAATAGGGAATCGGGGGCACAAGACCATATATTCGTTTAGATTTTTCTCAATACGCTGTTTGCCAATTTATTATATGATATTTTTAAGTATGCTTTTTAGTTCGTTCAGCCTTTTCTCGGGAGACTCCCCGCTTGTCCCGGACATTTGCAGCCGTTTCCTGTTCCGCCTGATGTATTCCTCCATTTTTACGCTGCGGATATGCTCGTAGTAGGCTTTCCTTTCGGGCGTGAGCAGTTTCCCGCGACGGCAATAGACCCCGTCGCGTGCATACTCCTCGAGGTAACGCCGGAACTTGGGCTTGTCGCAGGATGTATCCGCTGCCGACCTTGCCACGGCCTCCACCACGCGCCAGTCCGGCTCGAACGGCTGCGCGGGGCAGAGCCTGTGGAGCAGGAAATAAACCACCGGCATCTCATACCTGAGCATGAACCCCAGCCGGGTCTGTTCAAAGGGAAACCGTTTCAGCGTCCCCCTTGGCCTTCCTTCTTCGCGTTTTCGCGGAGCCGGACGGGATACCGTCCTGGTCTGCCTCTTCCGTTCCTTTCTCTTCCGTTCCATGTCCGTGTTCCGCCTGTTGTACCGGTGCGGCGGGGACGGGAATGCCCCTTGCCGCGATCCTCCTGCGGCTTTCTATGTCGCCGCTGACGTTGAGTTTCCGTTTCATACGAAATAAGTGAAATTGAGTTCTACATTTACATTGTACATGCCCTGCTCGAAGAGCTGTACGTGCCGGGAACCGCCGTAGATGACGAAGGTGGTCCCCCGGTTGTACTTGTGGTTGCTGTTCCAGTTGGCCGCCGTGCAGCGCACGCTGTATTTCGGGGGCTGGATCTTGTTCGGTATCATGGCCACGACACCTCCCTCGTTGCTCCCGTCCCTTTTTGCCGTGTTGACGTACCCCTGTATGGATACGATATTCCCTATCTGGCGCACGAAGAAACCGCTCGTGTCCGTGCCGAGGCCGCTGTTCGCCATCTGGAGCCATCCCGTGTCCTGCATCAGTGGCTGGTAGTCATCGGCAAAGGCGGCGCCGAGCGTGCGGCATGCCTGCCTTTTGGATTCCGTTGTCGCAAGGACGAGGTCGGAGAGCTTGCCGTCCTTGCGCAGGTAGTCCTTCACGATTTCTTCCTTGGAGAGCAGGTCCAGCTTGTCACGAAGGATTTTCTGTGCCTCTTCCGTCGTTTTCCCTTGCCTGGCCAGGTAGGAGATGTAGTCCTGGAACAGGCTTTCCAGCGTGGCAAAACGTCCGTCCGACTCGCTTCTGGTGTACAGCCCGAGGTTGGTGGCAATGGTGCTCTTTTCCGAAGTACCGTATCCCTCCATCAGCCTTTCGGCCTTCTTTTTCAGTTCCTTTTCCACCTGGGAGGTCTTCAGGTATCCCTCCACCTGGGCATGGGAGCCGGAGGCGTCGGTATAGGCGAAGCTGCCGTCCTTGATGGCCAGCAGCTTGTCCCTCATTTCCGGGGTAAATACGATGCCCGTGTAGGCGGAATCCGTCCCCAGCTTGCCCTCCAGCAGCCTGTCCACCTCGGCGATGGAATACACGCTGATGTTCTGGCGGGCTTTGGCCTTGTCGGACACGTCGGAAAGGTTGGAGACTTTCGCCAGTTTCAGCTCTCCGGTACCGGCTTTCTCGGCCTTTATCGTGGCGCGTACAGCCGCTTCCTTTCTTTCCTTGAGGGCGGTTATCTCCTCCACGGGAAGCCCCTCGATTTCTTCCGCCGTCAGTTCCACCAGCTCGCCCAGCCCGGAGGATATTTTCAGAAAGACCCCGCCGGCTTCCTCCCTGGAATACACGTCCAGGTTGTCCCGTGCAGCACCCTTGTCCATGATGTCCCGTAGGTTTTCATTGGCGGAGAGTTTCATGCCGAGGGCGGTACGCATGACCGAGGCGGTCACATAGCCGTCTCCCCCGTCTTCCAGGCTGCCCGTCGATATGGCCTCCAGCTTACGCTTGAGCTCCGTGGTGAAGTCCTCGGTGGAAAGCCCCTTGCCGTCAGTGGCATCCACCTTCTTTTTCATGGCGGCATTGAAATCGTCTATGGAGACATAGATTTCGCCCGACGGTTTCCCGTTTATTTTCAAGGTTCCCTGGATATCCACCGCCCCTTTCGGGACAAGCACGATGTCGCCGAGAAGGTTTTTCAGGGCAAAGCGGAAGCCGTCGGCCGTATCGAAACCGGCATGTGCCAGCACGGCCCCGTTGCTGTCCTTCCAGGAGAGCAGGCCCACCAGCTTCGGGTTGTCTTTCGTGTAGGCCGTGTTCCACAGGTCCATGCCCGCGCCCGCGTTGCGGACGGAAAAGGCGGCATTGATGCGGACGAGATTCTCCTTTCCGATGACATGGAGCAGGGGCAGCGTTCCCTGCTTGCCGTCATACACGGCAAAGTCGCGGAACCTGCTCCCGCCGCCGTCCAGCCCGTAGCGGTTGACCGTTACGGAGCCCTCATCGCTGGCATCGTCCGCGTTGTACAGGTGGTTTCCATGCAGGATGACGGACCCGGCACGGACGCTCTTTCCGGAGACCGTGTCGCAGGACAGCCCCTGTTCGGTCATCCTCGCCATCTCCTTTCCCTGCTTCATGAAGCTGACGGAACCGTCGGTATGGAAGACAATCTCGTTGACGAGCAGCCCGTTCAGGTAGGCGCCCACCGAGGCGTTCCCGTCCGTCCGTATGATTCCCTTGAGCTGGTAGCCATCCGCACCCGTGACCGATACCGCCGTCCGGGACGATATTTCCTTTTCCCCTGAAAACGAACCGGTCAGCACCAGGTCCTTCTTTATCGTCTGGCGGGTGAACGGCGTGTCGAGCAGCACGGCATAGCGTCCCATGAACTTGTCGATGAAACGCGGGGCATAGCCGGCTGTCATCTCGATGAAACGGGGAAGTTGTCCCGTCACGCCGTCTTCGGTGGACGGGACTTCCGCCCCTCCGGCACAAAGGTAGCAGGTGCGGCCGAGCTTGTCCACGTCCCCCGCGTAGACCACCGACTCGTGCCGGTTGACCTCGTAGATGTAGTAAGGATACACGGCATCCGCACATCCCTCGAAATACCGGACCTTTCCACCCAGCCATACATAGCCGGGGGAGATGCGCGGCCCGTCCGGTTCGCAGCCGGAGATGATGAAGTCCGTGCAGCCTTCGAAAACGGATGACAGGCTGAGGGCCAGCTCCTGAAGGTTCAGTATGTCGTCGCTGTACGTGTAGCGTCCGCCTGTCTCGGCGATGTATTCTTTCATTGCTTCGTGTTGGTATTGGGTATGTATTCTTCGCTGTCGACACGGATAAGGTAAGTCTTACCCGCGATCTTGTAGGTATTGACCACGTAGGAGAGCATATAGACGAACTCCCGCACGTCGATACGCACGGGCGGGACACAGACCATGAAGCTGACCTTGTTCACCATCTTCTCCTCGGAGAGATGGTAGAACGGCCGCGGCTGCTCCTCCTGGCGGGTGGCGGTGATTTCCTCGCCGTTGTACCATACGGTACACGGGCGGGCGTTCTCGGCTCCTTCGTGATACAGGTCCACGCCGAGGCTCTGGCTGTCCTTGATGAAGATGCGGTCCCGGCTGTCCCGCAGGTACTGTCCGAACCTGTAGTTCAGATACCACTCGAAATAGATTACCTGCGAGGTCATGCGGGCTTCTATGTGTTTCTCCCGGGCAAAGAGGCGGAACTTGTCATTCAGGGACTGCAACGGGTAGAGGCAGCTCTGGATGAACAGGATGAACCCGCGTCCCGACAGGTAATGCGGCACCAGCCGGTTGACGGCCTTGTCGATGGAGAGCCTATACCTCATGGTTTTCCACTTTTAGGATAATCGCTTCCCTGAAACCGGGCAGGCCGGCTTCCTCGCCCTCCCCGGAAGACTCCTTCAGGTAACCCGAGACGGTATAGGCCATGCGCCCGATGCGTTTTTCCGGCTGCAGCCTGCCGTCCCCGTCATAGCATGCCAGGAAAATGCCCTGTCCGGGCACGGCGTCCTCGTCGATATAAACATCCGTCACGTGCTCCGCTCCCCGCAGGGCATCCATGATCCGGGTGACATAGACCGCCGCGTCGAAATCGATGTCCATCATATAGTTGTTCAGCCGTTCCTCGATGGCGTCGTACATGGCGGTCTCGGGAACAGCCCCGTCGTAATAGACGGTCAGGCGCGGGATAAGCACATCCCCCTTGGCGGAGATGACCTCGAGCCTTGTCCCGGCGAATTTCATCTTGTTTATGTAGGCGTTGATGGGTATGAGGTCTTCCCGGGAAATGGCCGAGAGGTTTCCTTTCGTACCGGTCGCCACCTTGAGGACGAGCTTGCTGTCCAGGTTCACCTCATCGGTGCTCTCCGTGTAGGAGACCTGCGTGATGATACGCTTGGCCTCGTCCACGGCGGCGTACCCGAAAGCCAGCCCGTCTTCCCGGACGATGAGCTCATCGCCTTTCTGGTACTGGAGCAGGGCGTTGGCGTAATAGTCCGGCGTGCCGTTGATACGGTTGTTGATCGCGGCGGATACATCCACGGCAAACACGTCCAGCAGGGTCTCGAAGCTGTGTATGGCAGCTGCGACGACCCACAGGATGCCGTTCATCACGCTCAGTTTGGAGTCGCTGGCGAACTCCCGGAGCTCCATGCGCCTGTTCCGTTCCGCGACCGCTTCATTGTATATGTCCTTGATTGTACGGCTCATTCCTCTACGGTATAGGTTTTATCTTCGATGATGAATTTCCACGCCCCGCCTTCGTTCCAGGCGGGCTCATGCAGGATAACCCAGACAGCCTCCATGCCGCAGACAATCCGGTATCTCCCATTCCCGTCCCGCTCCGGTTCACGGTATTCCCCCGTGGGCATGACGGGCAGGCGGACCTCGCAGCTGCGCCGGCTCCCGTATTTCTCCACGAGGAGTTTCAGGTAGAGGTCTTCCTGTTCCGGCTTGACGGATGCCCCGGACAAGTCCAGCAGCATCAGTGCGGGCAGCGATGCGAGCGGTACAAGGCTGCCCACGGCAGAGCCTTGCAGGTCGATACGGTATACGCCTTCCAGCAGGGGGAATGCCTCTATGCCGGACATGCACCCCCGCAATGTCAGTTCCTCGACAGGCAGAGGCCTGTACAGGAAAACCCGTTCCGGTTTCAGGCCGCTCCAGTCCGCTATCCGGAAAGAGGCATCGGAAAACCAGCGTATTCCCCGTACCCCCCTGATGTCGTTGTCGAAGAGGTGGCTGTATCTTTTTCCTGTCCCTGTCAGGAGAATCGTCTCCACCGGCGAGTTGTCTCCCCAGTCCACCTCCAGCGTACCGGTACCCGAGACGCTGAACGCCGCGGACGCTGCCTTCCCGGGGAGCTGGAAACGGGCGGCAAGGGGGAACGAGAAATATTTGGGATATACATTCCTTTCCCCGCCTGCCGGTACGATGTTATGCCGGGTGTTGTAGGCCAAGACATCGGCATTGATGACGAAACCGTCCGTGTAGGCAAGCTCGTCTCCGGGTTGCAGGTCGTCATCTATGGAAAGCGAGGTATTGTTCATCAGCAAATCGACGATTCCTTCCACCGACCCGTACAGGTGCAGGGCCACGTCGTATATGTTCTGCCCGGCTATGACTTTGTATCTACCCATTCGTGGCCTCCTTTTCTTCTACCTCCAAAAGCAGTTCCCCCGTCGATGAATCCATGTAGGCGTTCTTCACGATCATACCGTCCGCCAAGAATTCCGACTGGAGACGGGCGGCAAGGCCGTTGTTCTCCAGGTTGGAATGGAGAAAGTCGATCAGCCCCACGCCGGTGGTGGGATGCTGGTAAAGGTTGCCCGGTGCGGCTTTCAGGAGAAACACCTCGTTCTGGCTTTTGGATACGCCTATTCTAAGGTCCGTTTCGTCGGCGCTGTAAACCGACAGTATCCCGTCTTCCGGCACGAGGCGGAAGTTGCCCTTCACGTTGAGTGCAAGGAATTCGGACAGGCGGATATCCGCTCTCCCCGAGTCCTTCCCGGCACGCACCGGAAACCATATCCCGTTGTCCTTGCGGTTGACTGTATACTCCTTGTTCCCGTTGCCCGTGTCCATGAGGAAACGGACGGACAGGGACTTGTACACGGGAGTATAGGGAATGGATACGTGGATGCCGGCGTTCCCGTCGAGTTTCTGCCCGAACCCTTCCGGTACGGAAATCTCCGCGTATAGGAAACGGTCATTGTCCATCCCTTCCATGTCCCCGAGGAAACGGAAGGCATAGAACGGCTTGGAGGCGAGGTTGTCCGTCGTCTCCATTTCCCCGTAGCGGGCATCCATCAGTATATCTTGTCTTCCCATATAGTTTGCAGTATCCGTTATAAGAGTAGCCGGATTTTCCTGTCCGGGTTTATGGTAAGGACAACGGACAAACCAGGCAGGGACTTTCCGCGTGATTTGTCCGTTGGTAACCCGTATTGATAAAAAAGGAATGCCCGGTTATCAAACCGATGGGCATTCCTCATTGTCAGACCTACATCTCCTCGTTCAGGGCATCGTAAATCTTCGAAACCGTTCCCCACATGTCGTCCGGCAGTTCCTCGTCGGAGATTTTCTCGCATGCCTGCTGCAGGTATCTCATTTCCTCTTCGGAAAAAACGACCTGGAGCGGTTCCTCTTTCTCGACATCCCATTCGATACGCTGCGTATCCGCGTTCTCGTGCAGGTTGATCCGCTCCCTTTCCCCATCCGGGACGGCTATCTTGCGCAGGATTTCCTTTTTAAGGTTGAACTGGCTGAAATTACCCTTCTGGGGAAGGAACGACGGCAAGTAAAGGCGGTCTTTGATACTGAGTTCCATATTCTTTATTTGATTGGTTGGTTATTCTGCTTCCGGGACGGGTTTGAGCGTGGCTTCCGCTATCTCACGATCCAGGCTGCCGAGGATATCCCTGACAATCCCGAGGAAGTCGGAGAGGTAAAGGGCGATTTTCTCGGAGAACGGCATGCTCAGGGACACGCTGCCACGGTCATAGTAAATATCCCCGGCAATGGCTTCCGTGCTGTCACCTCCCGGAAGACAGACCGTAGCCTGCACCCGTTCCAGCTCGGCGTTCGTGATATTGTATTCAATGCGGTAGAAAGCGTTTTCCGTGCTGGTTTCCGCAATCTTGGTCAGGATCGTGTTGGTTACTTTCATGCTTTTTCCGTTTTATTACAAGTATAGGCCGTCGAGGCGTGAATGGTTGGCATTCCTTAAAAAAAACGGTTTCACACGTCAGGACGAATAGTTCAGGACCTGGTAGTGGAAACTCGGGTAATTGGTACAGAGCAGGGTCAGTGAGTCCCCCGATGCCATCCCGTATGACGCGGTGCTTCCGTTATGGTTGCGGACATTCTGGATGTAAATGGTATTCCCGTACCCGGAGCGGTACACCAAGGTGAACACGTAGGCGAAATCCGAAGGCAGGGAGGAATAGCCGAACATCGATGCTACCGACGAGGCGGTAGGCAGGTTGATATTGTATTTCTGGTTGGCATAGACCATGAAGATATTGGCCTGGGAGAAATCGATCGAATACCCGCTGCCCGAGAAATAGACGGTCTTCAGCTTGCAGCCGATGCAGGCACTGGCGACAACCGCTGCGTTCGACCAGATGCCGAAGTTCCTGTGGCCGTTGCGGACATCGATGTATATGCCGTAATTGTTCATGTACGAATTGCTTGCCGTGTTCACCACACGCCCGGCAGACCTCGTGCCTCCCGATGACGCTGGAAACGTATTCGCACCCCAAAGCACGTATGAACTGGTATTGCCTACCCGGAAAAGGTCGTTGTAGATGGCAAGGCCGCCTCCCGACCCGCTGCCTGTAGCCGTGGAGCCGATACGCCCCTGGCCGATGCTGAAGCCTCCTATGGTTCCGGCATTGGCGTTGATTGTCCCGGTCATGGTCACGTTGCCGTTCACGTCCCACTTGATATTTTGGTTGGCGACATATCCCGAGCCGTCGGCGGCGAAACTGATCTTGCCTGTCCCGAAGGTAGTGGAACCGTCAGCGTTCAAGGCCCAGTACTTCTTTCCTGTGGAAGGGTTGTCATGGTACAGGTAGCCGTTATTAACCAGCACGATACGGTGTCCGGAGGAGGGGGCGGAAGCCATGATGGAACTCGTCCCGATTATCCAGCCCCCGATCTTGCCCGCCACGGCATTAATACCGTTACGGTCAAGGGTGACTTTCACGTTGTTGCCGGCATCCCTGACCGAGATACTGCCGTTGTAGGTGCTTCCACCCACGACCAGGGCGCTGTCCACGATAACCTGCCCGGCCTTGACGGTTCCCGTATAAATGCCGTTGGCATCGATGGTGGTCGTGTATTTCTCCGTCGAGGTCAGGTCGAATACGGTCGCGTAGGCCACGTACCACACGACAGGGTTGCTGCTTGTCCCTTGCGCCCCGTCCACGTAAAAGTAATGGGTAGTTGAGAAATTGGCTGTCCCGCAGCTTACCTTGTACACGTATTCCTTCCAGTCTCCCGTCCCTTCATTGGTGGTCAGCCACCGGTGGCTTCCCCCGGTGCCGATGCTGTTGGTCGCCCAAAGCAGCTTGCGCCCCGCGGGTATCTTGGCAATGATACGGGCAACCAGCACCTTCCGCCTCTGGCACTGCGTACGGAAGCAGAAGCCTCCATTTCCGGGAGTTGCCGTTCCCGTGGTTTGGATTTTCAGCACGTACTTGCTGTCATTGGGGGCCGTCGAGTCCGAAACGCGGGTTAGCGTGACCATGCCGTTGCCGGAGTTATTGTACACTCCCGCCGAATTCTTCCCGTTATAGAATGTAGGGTCGCGGTACAGCATCTTGCCGAAGGCCATCGCCGCGGCCAGTTCCTGGGCGGTATTGATTCCCGTCGTCCAGTTGACGGAAACACCGGATGAGAAAGTCAATGTCCCGGCGGAGTTCCAGGAGATACCGCCGCTGGCAATCTGCCCGCTACCGTCATTGTTCAGCTTCCACTTCGTACCATTAGTGATGGAGCCGTCCGAGCTGAGGGAGACGCTGTTCTTCCAGATATGGTTGTGGTCGAATGCCCAACCCGCTATGCGGTTATAGACCTCCTTGCTGCCGGAACGGGTGTAGTTCGCCGAAAGGCAGAAATATTCCAGGTGATCCCAGGACATCATCTGTATCCCGATGAAGCCGCTTTTGACGGTCGAGCCGGATGCCGCCACCTGCCCGATTACGAGGTGACCGGCATTGGAGTTCTGACGCCAGGTCATGCAGATACCGTAAGGCTTGTAGGCTCCCGTATAATAGTATCCGCTCCCGCTTGAGGCGGAACGTATCTGTATGGGGCGGCCACCGCTTGCACCGATACTGCCGCCTGCCGTCATGGTGTCGGCACCGATGCTCCAGCCGCCGATTTTCCCCTTGGTAAACGTCAGTGAAAGACCGTTGATATAACTGGTATTGATGATGTCCGACTTGATGCTCGCCGCGTCCAGCTTGGAGGAATTGATGCTTCCCGAGGCGATGCGGTCAGCCGAGAGCGTGCCCGACTTGATGCTGGAAGCGCTGATATCGACGGCATTGACCTGGCTGGCGGTCAGCGTGCCCGTATAGATACCCGTACTGCCGATATAGGTCAGGGGATGTTCCTTCAAGGTCGTATCGTTTCCCTGTGCCAGCACGATAAAGCGGTGGCGGCGGATTTCTTCTTCCACCGTGTCCGTTAAAGTACGCGGTGCCGGTGCGTAGGCTTTCGTACTGCCGCTTTGGAATATCAGGTCGGAGTTGTAGGCTATCTGCGGCGCCGCCGGTATGGGCGACGGGCTCATGGAGGAACTTTCTATCGGCTGGTCCGAATAGAGATGATACACGGCTCCCGTAGTGCCCCCGCCCCGGAGGAACACGGCGAACATACAGTTGTTTCCGCAATGGGCGGCTCCGGCAAACATGCGGCTGTACCGCTCGGACAACTCGTAGATGTCCCAGGAATAGGCAGCTCCGCCCCAGCCGCCGAAGTTCGTCTTGAGCAGCAGGATCAGCCCGCCCTTGTGGGTCGTGCTCTTGTAGTCCCAGTCCGACGGGGCCTGTTCGCTGTATGCCCGGCGTACCAGGATATCGCGCTTTACGGTCTGGTCGCCTCCCTTGAACACGACCGGGTAATACTTGCCGGATTCCCCGTTGATGATGATTTTCTTGTAGTACCTGTAACCGTAATTGGTGCTCTTGGCCGCCTCTATGTCGTTTTTCCATTGCAATGACACGGCACTGGAAAAGGTGACTTTTCCTCCCGTGTCCCATGAGATGTTGCCGCCCGCGATCTGTCCGCTGCCGTCATTGTTCAGCTTCCATTTCCCTCCGTTGGTGATGGAACCGTCCGGGCCTAACTGCACATTGCCTTTCCCGATGGCTGTGCCGGAGATGTTCCAGCCTGCTATCTGGTTTGAAGAGCCCAGCCGGGCGATACAGGTCCCGTTTTTATCCGTGGCGTAGAAACCGAAATCCGTATCGCTGCCGTAATAGAGCTGGACGCGCTGCCCGCTGGCCACGCCGGAGTTCGCCCCGTAGACAACGACCCTCCTGTTGGCATTGTCGAGCACGATATGCGTGCCGGTCAGCGAACCGCTCCCGATAGTCCAGCCGCCGATCTTGCCTTTTGTGAAGGTGCAGGACAGCCCGTTGATATAGCCGGTATTGATGATGTCCGCCTTGATGCTCGCCGCGTCCAGTTTGGACGCCTTGATGCTGCCCGAGGCGATACGGTCTGCCGAGATCGTCCCGGCGGTGATTTGCGAGGCATTGACTGTTCCCGTGTAAATACCCTTCGCGTCGATTTTCGTCAGCCTGGTATAGCCGGAACCGCCGAGGGCGGTCGTAATGGAATCCAGGGGGTCCGTCCACATGACGCTGACCGAAGCGGCGAACGTGACTTTCCCGGCTGCATCCCAGGAGATATTTCCTCCCGCGATGGCCCCGGCACCCGTGGCGTCCAGACGCCATTTGTATCCGCGAATACCGTTACTGCCCATTGTAACGCCACCTGAAGCCGACGTGTAAGCACCCGCCGTGTTGTTTTTCGTCCCAAGGAAGATGGAATCGCTGTCTACCTGCCAGCCGCCGATTTTGCCCTTGGTCACATTCAGTGTCAGCGCGTCGATATTATCCGCTGTGATGAGCGAGGCTTTCAGGGCGTTCACATCGATACGGCCGGCAGAAAGCGTGCCGGTCGTTATCTGCGAGGCATCCAGCCTGACAGTCTTGACGACCGTGGCGGACAGTGTGCCGGTAAAGATGCCGTCCTTGTCGATATAGGTCGCCCCCTTCCATAACAGGCTGACATCCGCACCGAACTCTATCTTACCTGTCGCTGCATTATATTTGATGGACTGGCTGTCCCGTCCCAGCTGGACATTTCCGCCGTTGTCGATAAAAAAGGTCTTGTACCCGTTCCTGAAACCGTAAATGCCGTCCACAGTCTCGGTCGTGACGGTTCCTGCCGCGGTCTTCGTGCCGAGAGGGAAACGACCGATGGCAACGCCGGTCAGCGTGCCGTCAGCGTTCTTTGTCCCGGCGAACAGTTTCGGCGTGATGACGGCATTTCCGTCGATGACGGTCTTGCCCGTGTTCCAGTCTTCGACCCAGTCCAGCAGGTTGGCATCGACACCCGGTTTACCCGCCGCACCCGGATTGCCGGCCCTGGCTTTCGACCAGACAAAGGACAGATGGTAGGTAACCCCTGAAATGATGACGGGAATGTCCACCTTGCCGTGCTCGGCAAGAGTGGTCGTGTTCGCAGCTATACGGTAAGTGACGGTTTTCTTCGCGTTGTCCGCCGTGATGGACGAGAAACCTGCCGGTTTGCTGATCGTCCCGATAGTGAACCCTGTAAAATCCGTATCGCCACGGGTGACTTTCAGCGTGGAGACCAGCGTCACGGCGGAAACGATTTTCCCGTCCGGGGAGGCAGGGAACACGTATTCGCCCGGCGACTGGGTGAGCGTGTACGCGTCCGTCTGGACATGGATGGTCGCCTGACCTCGAGCTATCAGTATCTTTTCCATACGGTCTTTATCGGAAGAATAGGTGGAAAAAACGGCAGCCGTTTTAAGGACTGCCGTCAAAAGCATATAACCTGGTACTACTCATTTGGAGACCTCGCACATCAGCACGCCTTTCCCCGTTACATCCGTCTTTGCCACCACGATGGATTTTCCCGTGTAGGTCTTCACGACGGAAGTCCCGGCGGCATTCCAGAGTTTCCACGTGTAAGTATAGGCTGTTCCTGCCGCATCCAGTTCCGCACCGTTACGGTACAGGACAGCCTTCACGTCCACATCGTTTGCGTTATTCTTGATGGTAAAACCTTTCTGGCTGACCAGATCGACGGTAATCGGGTCGGACATGTCGGTAAAGGAGATGATGTCGCACACCACCTTGTTGGCGGAAGCGTTTCCCGATGATGTGTCCGTGTCCTTGATGGCGCATTTGAACGTCTCGAAGTTCAGCACGGCATCGGCGGTAATGGTGATTTCATTGGTCGTCCACCCGGCTGTCACACCTCGCGGATTGGAAGAAGTCAGACATGCCCAGCCGATACCCAGCATGGAATTGTAGTACGGGCAGGAAACAGTCGCTCCCGAAGCTGCCTTTGCACTCAAAGCGGAGGTCAGTGTCACGACTTTGGTCGAGGTGTTGACGGATGAAATGGTGTACTGCGCGGAGCCGATGGTGATTTTTCCGCCCGCTTCCATGTTGGAAACGGAGGCCACTGTAACGGTATTCGCACCCTGTGCGGCCTCCGCTGTCAGTGTGGTGGGGGCAAACACGGACGAATCCCTGATACCCCAGGCATAGGAGACATTGGTCGTGTCGATGGCCGCCCCGCGCCAGAGGTCGCAATGCGCCTTGAGCGTGGCTACCTCATCGTTCTTGAACACGATGCCGTCCGGCGCGTAACACACGGCGGCAATCATGGCACCGGCATTCAGGTGCTGGGTAAACTGGATTTCGGAACGAAAAGGGATTTCCAGCCCGTTGGAGTCGATATAGACCGCCTCGAAAGAATAACGTACCTGCGGGGCGGAAACCGTCATGTGGTTGGCCTTCACCGTCAAAGCGTATTTGGCGGAAGCCGCACCGATCGTGCAACTGTCTTGCCCGCTTGTAATGACCGTCCCGTTCTTGTACCACTTGGCAGTACCGGCTTTCACACCGGGTGTCAGGTTGGAAGCGTTACCTACGGAAGTAATCTGGTCGGTAGCCCCCTTGCCGCTGACAAACAGCGAAGGAGTAAGAACCAGGTAGGGAGAAGCCGTCCACGAGGGGGCATAGGCGTTGTTGTCCTTGTTGTACACCTGCGTCAGCGGCTGGTTGGAGCCGATAAACGCCTGAATGGATACTGCGTCGTTCTGGTCGATGATAGTGACCTGTCCGCGTGCTACTTTAATTGCCATAAATCTATCTTGTTTAAAATGTTAGTGAATTTGTCAATGTATCTCAACCTCGCAACTGAATACGGCCTTATGCCAGACATCATCTTCCGTAACCGTAAGTTCCTTCCCTTCATGCTTTTCCGCATTCCAAAGGGAATCACCCTCCGCATCCTTGCTGGTACGTTTCCAGTGGAAACAGTCTTCGGGTATGCGTCCGGTTATCTCCGTACCGCCTTTATACACCCTGGCACGAAGGACGGTACAGATTATGCCGTTACGGAAGACAGTACCGTTATCCGATTCAACATAGACAGCATAGGAAGCCTCGCCGTCATATAGTTTGAACAAAGTATGGGTTGCCGCGTAAGATTTGTCCCCGATAAAGGACGTGAAACGCAAGGTCAGCACATCCCGCTCTTCCCAGCCGTGAAAGTCTGCCCGCAGGGTAAACAGCGTGCCGTGTCCTCCGGCATCTTTCCAGCTTCCGTCCGATGCAAGGTATTCCCATGCCCGTCTTTCACCGGTAAAGTTGTACTCGGTAGCCACTATATCTATCTGTCCGGGATCTCCTGCCGTGTCCCATTTGTCGGTAAAACGAAACGTAGTGCCTCCGGTCAGGGAAACGGAACGGGGCTTGAGCTGTTCTTTCGCTTCTTCATCGAAATCTTCCCAGCGGATAGTCACATCCCGGAGTTCAATCGTATCTTTCGTCCATTTGAACCGCCCGGATGCGAAATGTCCCGTACCATCGGGATTGATGACGAAAGAGCCGTTCCGTGAAGCGATGGAACCGTCCTCGTTCAAGCGTAGCAAAGGGTTCTGGATGGTCCCACCGATACCGCCCTTGTTAAACCATGCCCCGTAATCCTCCGTGTAGGAAAGTGTACTGTCCGTCGCCTGGTAGGGTGTTGCGTTCTTTCCTGCTTCCAACTGGGGAGCGGTCACTTCCATGCTGTTTGTCGTGGACAGTCCGACCGTCATATCGGCTGCATCGGACGGCTTGACAAGGAAAGCGGTCTTGTACCTTTGCCAAACACCGGCTTCCGTGATTTCCCATGTGCCTACGAGGTACTCGTCCTGATAGACGGCGACGTTCCCCGCCGTTTCCGATTTTATCCAAAGGGAAAAGCAATGCGGCTTCCCGAAATGCTCCTTTCGCCATGCGGCACTCTGTACGGCCAGACGGCAATCTCCTTTAATCTCTTTCACCTCTCCGATACCCACAGGCGTGTTTCCTTCCACCGGCATACCGCCGGAGAAAAGGCAGGACAGGGAATCGGGTATCACGTTCTTGTGTATCTTGCCCACATAGAATGTGGAGGAAAAGCCGTTCTCGTCCCTGGCGGTCAGTGTTCCGGCAATGTTCACGTTCCGGGTGGCGTACAAATTCTGAAAATAGGCCCCGTAACCGTCCAGCAGACCGAACACCGGGTCTGTCACACCGCTTATCTTGCCCACACGTCCTTTGGTGGCGTTGGAAAAGGCTGCCACATCGGAAAGGCGGACGATATTCAGGTCGGCTATCTCTAACCAGTCGTTTTCCGCTCTCAGGCAATCCGTCAGGTCAAGCGTCAGGCTGCGGCTATACTTCTTCGGGTATTCCACGGTCAACACCCAGAGCCGGTACGACCATTCGGGCGTAGCAGACAAGGTGTCTTCCGCGTCTGTCTTTTCTCCATTGGTATAGCCGAAGGATATAGGAATCTTGGATAAAGTTTTGGAAGAACGTATCTTCAACGATACAAGTAATCTTTCAGGATGTTCAACCGGAGCTTCCAAAGTCTGTTTGATGCCCCATTTGCTCTTGACTTCAGCAGGAACACCGTTTCTGGCAACACGGAAGATACGTTCCGCTCCGTTATCCTTGTCCTTGTAGAAAGCGGTGACATGCCCGCCACCGAAACAGGCGTATTTCGTCTTGTCGGGAATGTCCGCCGACCCTTCTCCCATGACCGGGTAGCAGAGGGAACGCTCGAATCCCGCACCGTCGATTACGTCCATATAGGGGGCTTCGTCATCGGACGCGGTCAGATACAACGCCCCGCCGCGCCGGGTATCGAACAGGTGGGTGATACGGGCAAAGTCGAGCAGTTCGCCGTTCTGCGGTTCGTCACCGTCGAGCAGGGCGGCGGTGAAATAAGCGGAATCCTTGCCTTCTATCGAGTCCACGCCCGTTTCCAGCACGCACATCAGGGAATAAATCACCTTGTTACGGTCGAAATACTGCCGGCGGACAATATCTCCCGCCCGCAAACCCTGTGTCTTGTGCGAGTCGGGAGCAATGCGTATCTTATAAGTGGAATATCTATATACAGCCATGCAATCAAAGTTTTTCTACGGTATCGCCGGAGCAGGAATCGCTTACCCAAAGGGAACCGTTCGTTACCGACTGTTTCTGCACCTCCAGTTCATAGACGCGCATACGGCGGCGGACGGTCAGTTCATCGAAGGTGGCGGAAATGCTCCCCGTAGTCCTGTTCTGAAGAATGCCCCAGCCGGTTCCGGCCAGTCCCGAAGAGAAGTTCTCCGACGAGAGGCTGCCGCAGAAAACGCTGTTGCCGTAATGCTTGATGCCGTCCGTGACGGCTTGCAGGCGCAAATCTTCATTCAAGTATAGAACACCGTCCGCCAACCGGGTGGCGGAACCGTCGATTCCCACATGCCCCGAAGCCTCCAACGGCACGCCGAAAGCGATAAAATCCGCATCCGTATCCATACGGAACGTGTCCGAATAGCGGTTCTGCGGGGCATAATGGCTGGTGGAAGTCCGAAAACCCAACCGCAGGGAATAGTTCAGGATGGTCTGCGTCCCGTCCTTGTCATACTGCACCTTGCCGGAAAAGGACACCGATTGCCTGTCGCCTGTAAGGAGAAAACCGTCTGCGCTTCCCATGCGGAGCCGCTTGTGGATAATGACACCCTCGTCCGAAGCGTCCACCCGATAGGAGGAAAGAAGCGTTTCCCCGTAATCGTGCCTTACCGACAAGGAGCCCGGAAACACGGCGTGCCCGTAAGGGGACAAAAGCAAATATTCCCCGTCCACATCGGCTATCCCGGAGAGCAGACGTATCTTGGGGGTGGCATCGCTTCCCAAAAGCAAATCGTCCCCGATACTTCCCAACTGTACCTGCTTGTCGTCGGCACGCAAAAGCACCGGTTTGCCGCCTATCTTGATGCCGTATCCTTCACCGAACGACAGGAAACCGCTTAAAATCACTTCATCGCCGGAAAGCGAAAGCAGACATTCCCCCTTGTCCCCCAACAGCACGCCATAAAGCGCGGAGAGTCTGCCGTGCAGAGAGGTTTCCCCCTGTACCGCAAGTGTCCCGGAGACATCGGCATCCTTCATCCTCCAGCCGACAGTGGAAAGGTTCGCGTTACCGGCGTGATAAGCCTCATGCCCGTGTACCAGCAGATGTGAAGGGGAGATAAGGATGCCTTTCTCCCTCTCGCTGCCGAACAGCAGTTCCCCTGAAGAACGCAGGGAAGTATCCTCGAAATTCAGCACCGAGGCATTCCATGAAACGGTATCGGACAGGCTGTCATAAGCCAATACCCGTTTCCCGCCCAAATAGAAATTCCGTCCGCCGACTTCCAGATCACCGGTTACACGGATGCCGTACCGGACGGCGGTCACCACGCCTTCCTCATCCGTCATGTTTTCAGAGAAAGTTTCCAGCACACGGGTATTCCCCGTACCTGCTTCAAAGCCGTAGTTCGCCCGGAGCATACCGGCCATATTGCCGCCGGAAAGTTTCAGGTAATCCAGCAGGATGCCGCCTTCGGTGCCTTCATCCCCGCCGACCGCCCCGGCAATGGCAGAGGCGAAACCGTAGGCCGTGTTCTTCAGGCGGATACTGGTATCGTCGCCTTCCTCAATACCATAGGGATTGTCCCCGCTCTTTTTCTCCTGGGCATTGAAGAAAGTGAGGTAAAGGTTGGAATAAATGGAATAGCAGAGGCTGTCCTTGTCCAGTTTCTCGATGTCGGGATGCAGTTGTATGCTCATTTCGTATAGGAGGTTTTAGACAGGAATTTCTGGATGCGTGAGCTGAGGGAAATGAAGTTCGGGAAGTTCAGGGGCTGCATGGTTCCCATCAGCGTGGGTGTCATAATCTTGGAGCATTCGGTCATAAAGTCCAGCATGAGCTGTGCCAGCTCGTTGCCGAGCACCAGAGGCTCGGTGGCGTTCTCATCGCCCAGCGTCACTTTCTTGTCGGCAACGGTAACGCTCGTAGAGTTTACCTTTTGCCGGATTTTGTCTGCCGTCTGTGTGCTTTCCGACTTGTCCACTGTTTGCGTGATGCTTTCCGCATCTATCACGGCGGAGGCTTCCTTGCCGTCCTTGTTCCTGACCGTGGTGTTCACACCTTCTGCCGTATAGCGGGTAAAGGCTTCGTTCCCGGTCGCCTCCAGTTCATCGTAGTCCGGCGAGGAGTCACTTTCCGTATCAAGTTCTTCCGTTTCCCTCACGCCGATGCTTGTTTCCTTGTGGGCGGAGAGTTGCAGGATACCCACATGGGAAAAGTTCACGACGTATGCGTGGCGGATTGCTGCGTCCATGAAAATGGTCACATCGGAAAACAGGGTCGGGACAAGCAGGAAGCCGCCTTCGTTGCTGGCTGCCGCCGCAAGCAGCACGCCTTTGTGGACGACCGGCTCGGGCGATGCCGTTTCATCCGGGTATTCGCCCACGTCGATGGTGCCGCCGTATTCCCCGAACTCCTCGTCCGAGGGGTCATCGTGTATCTTCGCCACATAGCCATGTATCATACGTGCCGTTCCTATGCCGGACATACCGCCGGGAGCCATGTTGATGCGTTCCATGCTGCGTCCGAGGGCTATCTTGCGGATGGCTTCCCGGATCAGGTAACGGCTGTTGTCTGCTGCCAGTTTCTTTGTTTCCATATCCCAAGAATAGGCAATGCGGAAACGGATTGATTAAAGAAGATATCGGTTTAAAAGTGCAGGCAATATATGAATATGCAAATTTAAAAGTGCATTTTATGGGAAAAGTGCTGATTTTATTCGGCATTTTGCGTATCTTTGTCTTCAAAGAAACTTAATGTCAGATAGAATATGGAACAACTTATAGAACTTTTCAGAAGACTGCTCAGGATCACCGACACGTCTTATGTCAGATACCTGCACGACCAGATAGACTGGTCTGCCCGGATGGTGGGGATAGTGGGGGCAAGAGGTGTGGGAAAGACCACGATGTTGCTGCAACACATCAAGCTGCATCACTCCACGGACGATACGCTTTTTGTCAATGCCGACGACATTTATTTTGCGGAACACCGCCTGTTCGACCTTGCATCGGATTTCTACAAGAACGGGGGAAAGCACCTGTTTATCGACGAGGTTCATAAATACCAGGACTGGTCGAAGGAGCTTAAAATGGTTTACGACTACTATCCCGACTTCCAGGTCGTCTTTACAGGCTCCTCCATTCTGGAAATCTATAAGGGCAATGCGGACTTGAGCCGCCGGGTACTCAGCTATTTTCTTCCCGGATTGTCTTTCAGGGAATACCTTATTCTGGCAAAAGACATCCGATTGCCGGTTTACTCCTTGCAGGAGGTACTGGCCCATAAGGTGGAGATGCCGGGAACGGAACGTCCGCTGGTGCTGTTCAAGGAATATCTGACAAAAGGATATTACCCGTTCTTCAATGATCCCGGTTACGATATGAGGCTGCGCAACGTGGTCAACCTGACCGTGGAAAACGACATACCGATTTATGCCAACCTGAATGCGGCTTCCACCAAGAAGATGCGCCAGCTGCTGTACGTCATCGCACAAAGCGTACCGTTCAAGCCCAATTTCTCCAAAATCGGGCAGATGATCGACCTGCACCGCAACCAGGTGACGGATTTTCTTTTCTATTTGGAGAAAGCCGGTATCGTGGCGCAACTCAGGGGAACGACCGAAGGCATCCGGCAGTTGGGGAAAGTGGAGAAAACATACCTGGACAACACCAACCTGGCATACGCGCTTTCGGACAACAGACCGGATATCGGGAATATCAGGGAAACATTCTTCCTCTCGCAGATGAAAGTGAACAACGAGGTCCTCTCTTCCGACAAATCGGATTTTCAGATAGACAAGTACACTTTCGAAATAGGAGGAAAGAACAAACAGCAGAAGCAGATACAGGGAATGAACGATGCCTATATCGTGAAAGACGACATAGAATACGGGTACCGGAACATCATCCCGCTCTGGCATTTCGGTTTCAACTATTAATCGTAAACCTTCCTTACCGTATCCTGTACGGAATAGACAGTTTCTGCCGGTAACCGTTCACCCCGAACGTCGTCGTCACCTCTTCCACGAGATAGACCCCGTTCTTGGACGGGTTCCGGTTGTCCGCCAGTTCCACCTGCACGGCCGGGAAAAGGCCGTAGTCCCCGAAAATGGTTACGGTCCCCGTGATGCCGTTCAGGTTATAGTTCCGGAAATACTCGGTCGTTTCCGCCACCAGGTCATCGGAGGAGATGCCGATGTGCGGCGACATGTAAGGCACGATGGTATAGGTACTCAAATCGACCTTTGTACGGGTATCGGCACCTTTGGCGGTAGTATTGCCCGTCACCTTGTGGGTTTTCTTGGAAATCTGCGTGGCATTGACGGTCTGGAACTCCTTGCTTCCCGGTGTGGACGGGTCATATTCCGGGTTCATGCGTACTGTCACCTCGAAAAATTTCTGGTCGATCCCCAATGCCTTGCCCGTTACCGCGAGGAACTTGGGGTCTGTCCGGACTACTTTCAGGTCGTTTCCGGCCACATGGTAATCGAACAGCAGCTTGTACGGTCCCGTCGAATCGTCTTCGGGGAAAACCGGCTGTCCCTTACTGGAAGAATACGGACGTCCCACGGCAATGGACGGCATGGCCCCCTCGTCCTCCGCGTCATATTTCAGGAAGCAATAGACCTTGTAGCGGGACCACTCGGAAAGGATGTCGGCAACGGTGAAATTGTCCGTTACCTTGACCTTTCCGATCTGTATGTCATACTTGCGCGTGTCGCTGTGGAGCTTGAACCCCGTGTCCTTCAATATATTGTACTTGCCTTCGAGTACATCCTTGACTGTCGTTCCCGTGACGGGAGTCTCGAACATGGGCGCCTGCACCAGTTTCAGCTTGTACGCCATGTTCTCGCACTGCAACTCCAGCAGGCCGTCCGAGTTGTACCCCGTGATATACCCGTCGAACATGTTCTTCAATACCCCGTTGTAGCCCAGTTTGGCATTGATGCGCTGACCGACCTTGAACGTGGTGGCGTCGAGGACATTCTGGCTCTGCCGCTTCTCGATGATGACGCCGTCCTGCATGACCTCCGCCGTGATGCGCGAGACATCCTTGCCTTCCGGAGTCCCGTTGCCGATAACGGTGCCGCGACAGACTGTCCCTTTCGGGAACCTGAAGCGTGCCGTTCCGACCAGTTTCTTGTAGCTCTCGTTGATTTCCAACTCCTGCACCTCGTCGATTTCAATCCCGTTCATGATCCGCATCGGGTTTCCGGGGTCGGGGTCTCCGATAGTGATGCGGCAACAGAGCACGTCCATCGTTGTCATAACCACAGGCGGGTAATCTTGAGCAGGGAGGACGGGTCAACGACCTCCGTGCCGAATTTGACATACTTGATCCATTTGTTGGTGTGCTTGATTGCCTCGTCCACCTTCTCCTGCCCGGCAAGTTTCAGCTCCACGCTCTCCGAAGGCTCCACCGCCACGCAGGAAAGGCTGTAGGGCTGTATGTTCCGGCAGTCGGACGGCAGGAACGTATAGCCCAGCACGATCAGGCGGGTGATGTTGAACTGGCGGAGTATGGTGTTGTCACAGTCCAGGACACCCTTGAACTGCATCAGCTTCAGAAATTTCGACACCTCGGCTTCCGGATAGACATCCGGGTATTTGGAGGTGATCTTGCCTGACACGGAGATTTCCAGGTCGCCGCCGGAAACGTATTCCTTGCGGGTATAGTCCCGTCCCTGTACCGTGGTCAGCACGATATTGTTCCGGCTGGACACCTGCACATGGGGCTGCAAATCGACGAATGTCACCAGCCCGTAGGAACTGTTGGGGCACACCTTGCCTTCCTTGCTGTCGTAGTAGTTGCCTTCCGTGGAAATGGAGAGTTCCAGATAGTCGGGTACGGTACGCCCCACGATGGTGTCCGTGTAGTTCTTCTGCCTGGCGACTGCCTGCTGCTCCCTGATGAGCTGGTAATACTGCCCGGTCTTGTTGGCAAGGCTCGACTGCGATTGTGTCTGCAGGTACTTGTCGCGCGTCCGCTGTTCCCAATACTGCAAATAGCGGGGATAGGAACGGAGCAACCCGTAAGCCGCCTGCGATACCGTCTGGATGGCGGCCCTTTTCAGAAGGTCGTGATGTTTGGAGAAATAATGTACCTGCCCGTCCTGAAACTCGGCAAGCCCCATGCCCAAGGCACGGCGGGTGGCGTCGCTGATATACCCGCCCAGGGAGCCGCCGGAGAGAATGCCCCCGCTCAGCAGAGTGGAAGCGGCTATCTGTATCAATCTTCCCATATTCCTGTCGTTTTTTTGAATGTCATGCCATTGTTACGCCCCTTACCCGTTCCAGCTCGCGTCGAAGTCATGCACCACGTCTATCAATGCCCGCGCCAGCTCTTCCTTCAGGTTCCGGATTTCCGCCTGCCGTCCTTCCTCGGTCTTCATAAGGTCAATGGTACCGATACTGAGCAGGCTGCTGATATTGACGATGACCTGCTTGGGTGCGGCCGACGAAAGTTTCCCTGTCCCCGAGTAATTACCTCCCGCACCCCCGTCGTCCAGGCCGTTGTTCGTTATCGGGTTGGAATCGAACGGGCGCGTGTCATTCGAGTCCGGTTCGTTGCTGAACAGCATGGGGGCGAAACCGGCCGAACGGAGGATGTTCTCCGCCGCCTCGGATGAACCGCCGAAGGTCTGGCGGAGCGATGCGGCGAATTTCACGAGGGTGTCATGCGCCAGCTTGCGGTGCGCGATATAGTCTTCGCGTTCCTCGTCCGTAACATTTCCGGCCAGTGCTTTCTGTCCCCATTGCCCGTCTTTCCCCTGCACGTATCCCCACTTTTTCAGCTGCTCGAAATCGAAACCGCCCTTTCTCATCAGCTCCTGCGCCTTGTCCGCACCCGATATGGCATCCCTGTAAGCCGTCGCCGCACGGATGATTTCCGGAACGGTCTTCCCGTTCATGTATCTGGCATAGTCGTAGGTCTGCGCCGCTATGGCCTCGGGCTTGTCCCCCAGGTCGGAATTGTATACTATCTTTCCGTCCACCTCGCGCCACAGGGACTTTTCCAGGTCCTTCTCCTGCTGCCCGAAACGTTCCCTGACGGTCTTGATGAAGGCATTGACCTCCAAGGCGGTCGTCAGCTTGCCGAACTCGGCGTACGCGGAGTTGATGCGTTCCTGGCTGTCACGCTTGGCGAGGGTGATCAGGGCGTCCCTTATATCGTCCTGCCGGGCGTCATCCGTGTTGTACACGTCATCGACGGTGACCATTCCTTCCGAAGACGCGGCGGCAAACATCCCCAGGAAGCCGGCCCACCAGTTCCTGGTGAAAAAGCCTATCTTGTGCCCGGAGGCTTCCTCTATGCTCTTGCCCGCCACCACGTCATCCACCGCCCGTTTGGTTTTCAGCGCGATCTGGTAGGTCTCGCTCAGGGAGGAATACAACGTCTCGATGGAAGGATAGCGGTACTTGCGGTTTTTCTCGATTTCCTCCAGCACGGCGTCCTTGGCCTTCTTCACCTGCCATGTCTTGTACGCCACCCAGCCTAACGCCCCGACCAGAGCCGACAAGCCTGCCGTAGCCGCCACGGCTCCCGTGCTGATGGCACTCAAAGAAGCCGCCGCACCCGTCAGGCTTCCTCCCGTGGCGACTTGCGTGGCGAACAGGGACTGGAGAGCCTGCCGTGTCCCCCAGACACCGCCCCTGGCTGCCAAAGCCTGCATCATGGCACCCTTCCCCGAAATGCCGGCCGACTGCATGGCTGACACGATGGCCCGTTTCCGGGCAAAACCGGCCTTGCCCAATCCTTTCATGCCGGCCAGCCCCTGTATGAGTTCCACAGAGCCGGCAGCGGCCGACTGTTTCCCGATAAAACCCAGGGCGATACCTATATTGGTCAACGCTCCCGCTATCTTGAACAGCTGGATGGAGGCATAGCCGGTAAACACGAGCGGTTCTATCCAGTGGAAATTACGGGTAACCCACGCCCCGATATTGCCGAGCAGGGTCATAATGTCCAGCAATGCCCGTCCGATGGTGACCAGCCCCCGGGTAAATTCCGGGGCCTTGAACTTTTCCAGGAACGAGTGGAACACCGTACGGATTTCCGGCTCCAGGATCTCGTACGCCTGCATGAACCCTTCGGAAACCTGCGAGGTGACCTGGTCCCACAAGCCTTTGGTCGTGTTCTGTTTCACAAGTGCCAGCTCGGAGGCGATGCCGTGCGAGGTACGGTTATGGACAGCCAGTTCCCGCAACTGTCCGTAGTTGCGCACGAACATCATGGCGGCATTGCCCCCGATCTTGCCGAATATCGCCTGCATGTCCGCCATGGAAGCACCCTTCTTGTTCAGCTCCTCGAAAATGTCGGCGATGGGGCGCAGCTTCTCGACCTGCACGCCCGCGATATCACGCATCTCCGTGAACCTGACGCCCAGGCGGTCCAGCACCTTCTGCGCTTCTTTGGTCGGCTTGGCGAAACGGGTGGACATGGCACGCAGGGAAGTACCCGCCAGCGTGCCTTTCAATCCCATGTTACCCAGCAGTCCGACTGCCGCCGCGCTCTCGGTGAAGTCCACGCCCGCCATTCTCAGGTAGCCGGCAGCCATCTTGTAGCTCTCGGCCATCTCCACGATATTCACGTTGGAGCGGGAAATCGTGGAGGCGATGACATCCGCCACACTGTCCATGCTCCCGTTGCGTATATCGTACCCCGCCATGATATTGGTAGCGAGGTCGGCGATGTATGCCACGTCGTTGTCCCCGATAAGGGCGAGGTTCGTGATCGGGCGGATGGACTGGTTTATCGTATCGATTCCCATACCGGCCATTGCCAGATACTTGACGGCCCCTGCCACTTCCACGGCGGTGTACTTCGTGTCGATACCGATTTTACGCACGTGACGGGCCATCTGGTCGAAACGGGACTCGAATGTCCCGAGGCTGTCGTCCGCCACCTTTAGAATGGAACGGGCGGATTCCATCAGGTTGGCGTATTCGACGGCTTCCGCCAGTTCCGACCTGAGCAGGCTGTAGCCCATGTAGGCATTCAGCATGGTAGCGAACGGGAGGTCCCTTAACGAGGGGGCACGGGAGTACTGGATACGGTTGATGGCCGCACGCCGCTTGCTGCGGTGCAGCGTCCCCGCGGCACTTTGCTCCGCCTGCATCTGCCGTATTGCCTGGACGGCGTTTCGCTGCTTCTCCTCCCTTGCCTCCTTTTCCGCCTTTACGCGGGCTGCCTCCGCCTGTTTCCGTAACCGCTCGGCTGCTTTTGCCGCGTTGCGCCGTTCCTGTTCCTCCCGTCTTGCCTGTTCCTTCTGTCGCCGTTCTTCCGCTTCGGTCCCGGTCTGCCTGCCGCGCTGACGCTGCTGCATCTCGAAAAGCTCGTCGGCCTGGGCGAGTTTCTGGCGGTGCTTCTGCTGGGAGACGTACAACTGTTCCGCCAGCCTTTGCTGTGCCTTCTCAGGAAGGGCATACGCCGGCAAGGCATACGGGACAGCCACCGGGGCTCCCGCCTGTGCCGGTAGACCGCTCCCTTGCAGGGAAAACGGGATACGCGCGGCTCCCTTTATCCGTTCCAGCAGGGAGAGGATTTCCTGCAGCCTGCCTTTGGCGGCATCCGTCCGGATATCCACCTCCTTTCCTTTGCCGAGGGATACAAGCGCGGAATTGATTTTTCCGATAACCTTGGTAATCTGCTTCTGGGCATCCAGCACGCTACGCACGGACGAGGCGGCGGTGTTCTCGATTTCGGTTTTCCTGAGTTCCGCCGCCTTTTTCTCGTAAAGGCTTTTGGCTTTCGCCTTGATACCTTTGCTGTCGAGGGGCTGTCCGGCGTTGATGACCAGGTTGATGCCTTTGGACAGGGTGCCGATTTCCGTCAACAGGTTCTTCACCCGGATCAGCTTCTCTTCCGTCATCCCGGTCTCGATGGTCAGGCGGTAGTCGAAGTTTCGCCTCTTGCCGTTCTTGGTGCGGAACACCCGGTCGATCTCGTCCATCATGGACTTGATGTTGTTGACTGCCGGGGTGAGGCTGGCCTTTGCCTGTACCAGCTTGCCGACCGCTTCACCGAAAGCGATGACCTGCTTGGTGCCGGCGGAGGCATCCACGTTTATGCTGTAATTGACCTGGTAGTTCTGTTCCTGTGCCATAAAGGTTTCCTGTATGCTACAAGAATAGAAGGAATGGAAAGGAGGAGATTAAAAAGGCATCCCTACGTCAGAAGAAATGCCCCTTGAATATGTTCGGGGTTGTTTCAGTCCATTCAAAAATCAAGGGTGCCGCTTCATATTAAAATGAAACGACACCCTTTTCTTCAGTCAGCGGCGGAAGGGGAAACGCCCGGAAGAACCATGCGGCTGGCCAGCATCTGCTCGTGCAGCCACAGGGCCTCCTCCGAAAGCATGGCGAACTCCTCGTCCGTCATCTCGTCGATATTCACGCCGGGAAAGTAGTGACGCAGGTAAATCATCCGTTGCCGGATGCGCTGATCATCACGTACCGCCCAGCGGTCTATAAATTTACCAGCATGCTCTGGCGGGTGGTGATGAGTTCGGACAACTGCCCCATAAGCCCGAAAAGGAACAACGAATCATCATCTACGAGTTCCTTGTCGCCCTCGATGAAACAGTCCCTGGCAAGAGTCCTCATGGCAAGCACCTCGTCTTTTTTGGAGGCGGCCATAAATTTGGAAAACTGCGGGAAAGTCGGCTCTGCCATGAAGGCCACGTAGGACGTTTTTTCTCCGGCCGCCGTATCCCCGAATACGACCATGGGATACACCTTGCGCAGTTTTTTTTCTTCTTTCAGCTTCAAGGCTCTTTCCTTGATTTTCGCTTCCTGTTCGAGTGTCAGCATTTTTTCTTCCATGTCGAAATGTTTTTAGTTCTCCTAAAGCATAGAGGAAAAACGGGAGAAAGGATTATAAAACGAGCCAGATCCTGTTCCTGCAACAACGTTTTTGTGATTTCTGCCAAGGCGGCGGACACTGGTATGCCGGGCATTTCCGCAATCTTCAACAGATTGTTGGAGGACTGTGCAGTCTCCCTTGGGACACCGTATACACGTAATAGACGTGAAAAGTAATGACTTATAGCGACATGAAATTTTTGCCGCCTATCTTAGTGTTACGCAAACAGGCAAATAGTACCGGATAGTCTGTTTTTATCGAAGCTGGACCAGTTTCCCTTCAATGCCGCAACTCTTCAGCACCGCGGTATTTGCCTTGCCAAAGGCTATCAGGCAGGAAGGTGCGCCGGCGGTGCTTCCGCGCTCGCCGCTCACATGATGGAAGCTCAGCCGCCCCTTGATGAAAAGGACGGAATCCGCCCTGGGAAATATCCACTCGTGGAAAAGACGGGTGTCCGTCCTGGCGAAGGTCAGTGCGACGGCATTCCCGTGTTCGGAACACCTGCGTATGAACTGCACGATAAGTGAGGTGTCATACGGTGGATTGCAGAATACCCGTCCGAACCACGGCTGTTTCAGCCCGTCATCCTCTATCGTGTAATGATGCGCGGCCGTAGCCCACGGACGGTTTACCGGTGCACAGGGGTCGAGGTCGAACGGCCCCAGGCGTTCCAGCAGGTCCGGAGGGGTGAGCCATTCGTTCTTTCCCGTGGACGAGCGTCCTTCAAACCTTACATCCATGCCTTATATGGTATCTCCGCTACCCACGACGATATCGAACGGGTTCAGGTCGAATTCGTGCGTGATATTCGTGTCATCCTGCTGCGACTCCATCCCGTCTTCCGAGAAGATGCATCCTTTCAGCGTGACGGTTGTTGTCGTCCAGTCGTCACTGGCCATGGGATTGGCAAAGGAAATGATCAGGTCGAACTCCCCGATGTCCATCAGCGAGCCGTAAGTGGAACGCAGAAGCTGCTGGGTGGCGTAGTCCATGGTGATGGAGGCGGTATAGGTAATGTTCCCGAACCCCCTCGATACCGGTTTCCCGCCCATGCCGTAGTTGGATTCCACCTTGCGTTTCTTGGACCACTTGATGCCGGACACCCCTTCCAACGTGGTGGAGCCTTCATCGATTCCGAGCGCGGTCGATGAAAGAGTTATCATCGACCACGAGTACGCGACATTGTTGATTACTGCCATAGCTTAACTGTTTGCGGTGAGAGACAGTCCTTCTTCCACTTCGATGCGCGTAGCCACACCTACCGGGACAAGGACGTATGAAATCTTGAGCGTGTCGTTGACCAGCACGTTCTGGTTGGGGTCTATGGTGACGGCATACCCTGAAATCTCCTGTGCCGCCTGCATCTTCGCCAGGATATCGCCGACAAGGGTCTTGAACGCCGTGATCTTGGACGTGGCGAGGTACCCCGTCGAGGGATTGACCAGCAGAGGGGAATTGACATACGGCAGCAGGGCCGCACGGACCGCCCTCCGGCTCTTGTTTATCGTGCGGTTACGGGCTATCGTCCTGAAATCGCCCGTGGAGCAGGTCTGGTCCTTCGATATGTAGATGCCGTTCTCCCTGCCCGCGTACTTGATAGGGAAAATGTATCCCTTCTCGTCCAGCTCATCCAGCAGGGAGGGTGAAAGCGACTCGTACCGGTTCAGGCTCAGGAAATTTTCCTCCTCCTCGTCGAGGTTGATGTCCCCGAAACCGAGTTCGATTTCCTGAAAATCGTCCGTGAAGAGATTGAACTGCTTGACCCATGCAATGGACTCCTGTACATTCGCCTTGGCGATAGCCCCCATGACCGCCCCCAGGAATCCCACGGGCGTATGGTTTGCATTGCACATCTGCATGGTGGAGACCTTTTCGCTGTGCGCCTGCCCGAAGATGCAGCTGATACGGCTGGACTCGCATATACAGGACGGTATCTTGTTCAAGTCTACCTGCCGCCCCTCCGTCGTGTCCGCCCCCGTGTGGGACGGATTGGCGGACAGCACGAGCGAAAGCGGCTGGTTCTGCTCCGCGAGCCCCACGGCCACGTCATTGAGTCCCTTGACCAGGTTCAGGTTGTATTTGTCCGCCGGGCCGTTCGCTTTCCATATCGGCTGTTCCGTCCAGATACCTATCTGGCTGATCATGCCTCCCGCGGCACGCTGCATGATTTCCAGCGCGTCCCAGTTGGAGGAGCAGTCGGCAAACATCACGTACAGCTTGCCGGAGCCGTTCACGTTTCCGGACATGCGGAAAAACTCGCGGATATGGTATGCCGGGATGCCGTACATGAAATTGACATTGGTTTCCTCGTCCTCCGTCGCCTCCACCCGTTCAATGATGCCGAAGTCGTTCACGGCGGACTTGAAGGACGTGATGTAGCACACGTCCCCGAGCCTGACCTTCGTCTCGTTGGTCTTGCCGTAACCCTCGGTGAAGAGTTTCGGCTGCAGCGAGACATCGAACAGGAGTCCCGTGACCTTCTCGTTGGAGGAGCCGGTATCATAGGGGATATTCCCGTCCACATCCTTTATAAAGACATTTCCAAGTGCCATTATGATTTTGTTTTAGACTTGTTGTAGTAAGGGTTTCTGTACAGTACGGCATCGCCACGCAGGGCCTTTGCCGTGTCGGGGGTGAATGTTCCTCCCCGGCTGTCGATAAACAGGGAGGGATATGAGGGGTACAGCCTGAGCAGTCCCTGTATCCAGGGCGAGCCGGCTTCTGCGGTTTCCCCGTCCCGTAACGTGTCTTCCGTGTCCTTTTCCTCGTTTCCATTTTCGGGGGACTGCTGCTCGGACTGTTCCTGTACCGTTTCCTTCTGCACTGCCGCAGGGACTTCCTGTTCCTGCCGGTTTTCTTCCGGATTGGTTTTCTTGGCCATAGTTCAATGAAAATGGGGAACGGGGCAATACCTCCGTTCCCCGGGTGAGACAATCAAATCAGATGAAAGGTGTATTATTCGCTTTTCTTGTATGCGGTATGGACCACTATCTCCGCCGGACGGACGATGTTCACGTCCATTTTCATTCTCATCTGGAAGAAGAAAAGTTCGGAGTTGGCCTGCAGGCGGTCGATTTTCAGGATATCCGTGTCATTGGCGTAATCGACCCCCATCCAGAGGTTGGAGTCCATCCCGGTCGAGAATTCTCCGAGCACCATCGTGTGTTCGGGGATACCGACGATAGGAATGACGCGCTTCCCCTTGAAACGGTAGCGGTTGACCTCGGTATTCTCGGAGTACTTGACCTGCTTGTCCGAGATGTACTGGTCGTACGCGTCCCAGGCATCCCAGCCGACGATGAACGCCAGCGATGTCTTCTTGCGGATCTGCTTGGGACATTTTTTCCACATCGAGTAAAGGGCCGCTTCCACGGCAGCGCCGTCCGTGAGTTCGGTCGTGCCGGAAACGATGCACTGTCCGCCGGCCTTCACCTCGGCATCCTGCGAGTTCACGTTGTCGAGGATGCGCTTGATGACCCCGTCGAAATACTTTTCCTTGTTGGCGCCGATTTTCGTGCACCCTTCCGGTGCGGTAACTTTGGCTACCGTCTCTCCGCCGCGGGCGGAAGTCCAGATGGCGTTGCCGATGTACTCGTTCTTCTTGTCCATCAGCAGACGGAGCATCGTGGCCTGGATTTTGGGGTCCAGCTCACGGAACACGAGGTTGCCTTCCGGCTGGGCGAACTTCCAGTACTTCTCGTAGTCCCTCGGGTTGAACTCCAGGTAAATCATGAAGTCCGACGGTTCGAGATAGCGTTCGGTGAACTGGTACTCGTTGCTGCCGTCATCGCCTTTCGCCCCGTGTATGGGCTGCGGTGTCGGGACATTGTCCTGGATGATGTTTCCTAATTTGATGGCAGGGAGCGTGTAGCGGTGCTGGATGCCCGTCTTGATGTGGATCAGCCCCTCGCGGACCGTGTCGTTGCCCTGCACGGTATAGGTCAGCAGGTCTTCAAGCACCTCGCCGCTATACCCGTTCTGAAGAAAGTTTACTGTATCAGCCATTGTCGATCTAAGTTGTCTGGTGAAAAATGAAACTTGGCCGACTGGCGGATACATTCCGCACGAGACCGTGGGGTCTCCGGCATGTCAATTGAACAAGTGTATGCAGTCCCGGAAGTCCGGTCAGCGGAGCTTCTTGAACTTGAAGTCGCTGCCGACCACTTCCGCCACCTTTTCCGCCATCAGCTGCTCGGCAGTCTTGGCGGTATCTGTCGCGGACTGTATGTTGGCAGGGTCTTCCGCGATTTCCTTGGAAATCTTCTCCCTGGCAGGAATGGACGCCAGCGTGCTCTCTGCCAGCTCAAAATTGGAGCCGGCCATCTCCACCCACTGCGCCTTTGCCTCGCGGTCGATTTTTCCCTCGTTGATGGCGTTCTCCACCAGCGTCTCGATGCGTGCAGCCTGCTCGTCCTTCTCCTTCTGTTCATAGGCGGAAAGGCGGGACGTGGCGGTCGCCAGGTCCTTCTGCAGGTTTTGGATGGCGGCATCCTTTCCCGCGATCACGGTCTGCGCGTCGCTCAGGGACTTCTGCGCTTCCTTGTACTTGGTCTCTATGGCCGCAAGCTCCGATATGCGTGCCATCACGTCCTTGACCTCCTTGTCCTGCATGCCTAAAGAAGCGGCTATCGCTCCGTATTCGATACCTTGTGTCTTGTTCTCGTTTGCCATATTGTCTTCTGTTTCTCTAAGAGTAGGTGCAGGCGGGATAAAAAGTTTGTTCTCGTCGCAGACGCGGCTCATCAGCTCCTGGATAGCGGTGGTATCGGTCAAGGCGGAAACCTGGTCGTGTACTCTCTCGCACAACTGTTTCGAGGTACGGATGACATTCCCGGCAGGGATGATACCCGCCTTGACGGCTGCTGCCGCATCGAAATACGTTCCGTCCTTTCCGGCTTCCCCGTCCATGATGGACCTGACATGTTCCGCCTTCAGCCCGAAGCGTTTCCGGTATATGGTTTCAATCTGGCGGGTGAAAGCCCTGACCATGTCCGAGGCTTCCCCGTCGCCCTCACCGTCCGGCAACATGGGATTATGTATCATCAGGATGGCATAATCCCTCATGAGAGACCGTCTGCCTGCCGCCCAGATGATCGATGCCATGGAAGCCGCCACTCCTTCGATGATACATTCCGTGTCGGTCTTGGAGTTGGCGATGGTGGAATAGGTGGACATTCCGTACAGCACGCTGCCCCCTTCCGAATTGATCAGTATCCTGATGCAGGACGGGCGTATCACGTTCTCCAGGAAATCGAACTCCTCGTTGAAACGCGAGGTGCTCTCTTCCGTTACCCTTCCGAAAAAGCGGATGACGGCCGGTTCTCCGGCCTTCACCTCGCCAACGACGTATTGAAGCGTGTTCACATCCATATAGAATTATCTTTTGTGCAAGAATAGGAACGTCGCGTGAAGAAAGTTGAACAGGGCTTGGAAGCGGTGCAGGACGTACAGTCTGTTTGTTGCGTTTATTGGATAGAACTAAAATATTATTTTAGAAACTAGCAACAAACGCAACCGTCCGTTAAGGTATTCCTAAAGACAAATCCCGTTTTATGATTCTTTCTCTCCGCCCTCTTCCGGTCCTTCGGACGGTCCGTCCGTTTCCCCGGAGGTACAGAAACCGGAGACCTCCCCGTATCCCGGCTCCGGATGATGCCCGTGATTCTGCAAGTCATGCCCCGGCGCGTCGCCGTGTTGCGTAAACGGCGGCATGACCAGGTAGCGTTTCACCCAGTTCCTGTACCGCCATGCGGATGACTCCCTGAACCAGACCTCGTAGTCTATCCAGTACGCCTGCAGCATATTGGTCGTCAGCGGCATGTCGAAATAGGTCAGGTTGCACCGTTCGTTCAGCGCGGGTTCCCTTTCCTTGGCATCCTGGATTGCCATATTGAGCCGCTGGAAGACAAGGAACGCCTCGCACTCCCTGTCCTCGTCCATGTTGTTGAGCGTGTTGAGCACAAAACGTACACGCATGGTCGCACGCCCTTCACCGATACGCTGCTGCTGTACAAGGTACCTCACATTGATAAAGTGGATGAAGACAGCGGGAAAAGCCGTCTCGTATTCCGTGTTCTCGCCACGCACGATCCGGGCGAACTGCCCGTTGTCGATGGCCACCGTCTTGAAGAATGCGGGCGACGAGGGGTCATCCGGGTTTTCCCGGACCGTGAGGATGGCCCTTTTCACCGCCATGTACATGTTCACGAACGGGTTATCAGGGACTTCTTCCGGGACATTTTCCACGGGAGAGGGCTGTACTGCGGCGGGCTGCCGGGTATGCTTATCTTTTATCATCGTGCGGGAATCCTTTAAAAATCATATCCATAAAATGCGAGGCTATATATTCTTCCACTCCCGGGGAAAAACCGATGAACTGCCGGTGGACGGGACGACGGGATGAATACTGGTTGACAGTGTACAGCCCGAATTTCGGGTCGGTGTTGTGGACGGCTGCATAGTGCCCGTACCGTTCGCGGCTCTTGCCCCGCTTTCCTTTGGCCGGAACGCTTTTCTCCGTTGTCCAGATGGTGTAATAGGCCCCCTTGCGGAAAATGCGCGTGCGGTTGGTACGGCGTCCCTCGATATCCACCCGTGAAGCTTTCCCCTCTATGCTCCTGGCCAGCGTCCCGGTATCGTTCATCATCGGATGGGTGAACCTCTTTCCCCACCTGGATGTCCGGGGAGCCCATTTGCTTTCCCCGCAGAAGCCCCCGGAGGAGAACGAGGACTGGAACCGCCCCTTCGTGTATTCCCCCGCGGCGGTGACGAAATCGAATACATTGTGTTCCAGCCGGCTTGCCATCACCCGGGTCCATTTCCCCTGTACCCAATGGGAGCAGAATTCATCAAGCGTTATCTTGGGCATAGGCAAACCGGGATTTCAGGCGGGCGACCGTTTCCTTGACGTGTTCCGGCAGAGGTAGGGAGAAGTACCTGTGCGCGTCGGAGAATATCCGCCCCCCAGTTGCGAGACTCTCCCTGAATACGGGGTCTGTCATCCGGCGGACGCCCCTGTTCACAGCCGAAGCATGGACGGAAGCAAAACCGTTGGAGACCAGGAAGCAGCGGCATCCCCAGTCGATAGGCGGAATCAGCTCGGGAGGGAACTCGGACTTGCGGAAAGAGACCCCCTCGAGGGAAAGGTGCAGCGCGCGGACGCGCTCGTCGCCCTGTGTCATGTACGTGATGACGGAATCACCATCCACCGTAATCCACCAGGCAGCCATCGCTGCGGCGAAAAACACCTGGCCGTTCTCCTGTTCCGCATAGGTGAGATTGTACCGCTCGCAGATATCTTCATACTCGGGCAGCCTGTCCCCGTCAGGTTCGTCCGGCAGTTCCCTGTACATGGAGTATTCTTCCGCGGCGGCAAAGTCTATCAGGTTCTCTACCGCAGCAACGAGGATCTCCCGCTGCTGCCGTTCCCGTTCTGTCATCGCCCCGTTATGGTTTCTGAGAATATCCAATGCCCGGTCGAAGTCCATCCTGAACCCGCTCAATGCCCTATCTATCAGAAAGGAGGCCCGCAGGGTGATGATGTCCTCCAGCAAGTCCCGCCTTTCCGCACTGTCTTCCCAGTGCCGGACGAGCCTGCGGAATGCCTTGAGGATGATACGGTATTCCTTTCCGGTGTCCGTTTCGTCTTTTTCCCTGTCCTTGCCTGTTTCCGTTCGGCCTTCCGGGAGCGGAAGCCGGGCCGTTATTCCGCTCCCGTGAGAAAATTTAGCACCCTGGTGCCGCGTGAACGCCCGTACCTGCGGAAATACTCCTCGTCCGACATGATATGCCTGTCACCGGAACTTCCGCCATGGGAAGCGCCACCATACCCTCCGGGAAGCACGTTCAGCTGTTTTCCCACGTTGATGCCGAATTCCTTTTCAATCTCGTCCGCCGCAACCTCGTACTTGTCCGTGATAAGCGAATAGAGCTTGATACGGTCCTCGTTGCACATCTCGATGCGGTTGGAGTATTTGAATTCCAGCCCGTCCTCGATATACCCCATGGCCACCAGCCGGGGAACCACCTTCTCGTTCATCACGTTCTCGATATAGCGCCTGTACACCTCTATGCGGTCCCGGAAAATATCCTGGTGCGCCTTGGTGGAGCCCACGTACGACTGCATGCCGCCCGCCATGGATTCCGAGCCGAGAACCAGGTTTGACACCTCCTTGTTGACGAAGTCTATCAGGCCCGTGTAGATCTTTTCCGAATTGGACATCGTGAAAGTCTTGATATCCACTTCATCCTCGATACCCGTCACCACAACCTTGTTCTGCGCGGCATTGGCTATCTCGTTGGCCAGGCGCTTGCGGTCCGCGTTGCTCTCGCTGACCGTCTTCCCGTGGATGACAGGTTGCCCGTACGTGTGTGAAAAATTCACATAGTTGGCCACCGTGAACTTCTTGGCGAGGATAAGCGGTGTCGTCGCGGAAAAAAGCCCAAGGTCACCGGAATCGACCAGCACATAGTTCCTCCGGTAGGACGGGTTGCGCAAATCCCAGTGCGGCATCCACATGCCCTGACGTTTCAGCACGACGAGCTGGTCGGGCAGCACGTTGCGCCGCTCTATGGTGTTCACTTCGGCCAGTTTTCCGGTTTTGGGGTCTGTCGCGGGCATGATTTCCAGCAGCGTGTACCCGTACAGCTTGGACTCCACGATGCCCTTGATGATTTTGTCGAACTGAGACCCCTGTATTTTCTGGGTCTGGCGGATATCCTTGACATATTTCCCCTTCTCGTTGACGCGGGCCAGCATGTAGCGGTCCCCGAGTATCTGGCTTTCCAGCGTCTCGATGACCGACCGTATGTGCGCGTCCTGCTGAAGACAGGCTTCATACAGGTCTATCAGCCTCGACCGGTCATCGAGTATGCAGCCGGCCTCCACATCGCTGCGGCAGGAACGGTAACGGTTGTTCCGCTCGATTTCACGGACGTACTCCTGGATGGTTTTCTTGGAAGTCCTGAAGATACTTTCCAGCAGTTCCCCGTTGAATGAATGATCCGATGTCGCCATTGCCTCCGATATTTTTTATAAAGAGTAGCCGTCCTACCGGAACATGGTTTATACCCCGGCAAAGTATATGAAAAGAGGAATCCTCCGAGCTTATAAATCAAATCGTAATATCTTACTTTAATATACAGTTATTACTGTTTGAAAAACGATATAAATACCTTATTATCAATATAAAAACACGATAATAAAATCGTAAAAAGTATGTTTTTAGTTATTATAATTACGGTAAAATCATATATCTTTGCGCGGCAAATTCTCCATATACAAAATTATAATTATGACAAAGTGAAAACGAAGACTCAAACATTCCCTTGCCGGGATATCCGGTACAGGGAGTTCCCCGACCTGTTGTTCGGGTCTCTGGCGGAAGAAGGACCGTTCTATTTCGACGCCACGCGTTTCATCATTTCGCGGGGAGATGCCCGCAGGCACAGCGTGGACGGGTTCCGTGCCGCTTTCCGGCACTGGATTACGGTGCTGTGCGAAACCTACGGGACAGATGCGGGGGAACTTTTTATCCGGGACGGGACATCGGGGCACATGCTGGTTGACGAATGCCTGGCGCTGCTGTTTGTCGTCTATGTCGAACCTGCATTCGGGGCGTACCTTTTGGAACGCATGGAAGAAATGATGTCCAGCGGCTTTACAGTTTCAGACACTTGGCTGGCAACGGTCTCCAGCCGTAGATTTACCAAAGAGGAATTAACGCAATTTTTTAGAGAATCATGAGACGAAGTTCATTTAAACGACCAAAGATGGTGCTCATATTCAACGGGGCACAAGTTCTTGTTGCCGTTACACGTTCGCTTCATAGTGCGGCGGAACTGACCAAAGGCAACCTGCAAGCAATCTCTTTTTGCTGTACAGGCAAGTATGTCTGCAGCGGCGGGCTGTATTTCCGGCATCTTCATCCCGACGTGGAGATAGAGATGCCGGACCTTGGCACGCTTCAGCTGAAAGATTACGATGCCTTGTGCGGTGAAAGGCGTACCTACTATCCGGTCAAGAAGATGGCACGCAAGCGTGCGCTGATTGAAAATAGAAGGAAATCAAAAGAACAGGGAGGGGACGGCCATGAGGGAGAATAGGAACATTCCGTTCAGGAACTGGAACATCCGTGTGTCCAAGGACCACAACGGGCAGGTAAATATATGTGCGGCCGACATCTGCCAGATACTCAAACGCGGGGAGCTGCTGGAAGACGGCTCCATCGCCGACATCTGCCCCTCGTCCCTGCGCGTCCGGTTCCGCAGGAACGGGCACGAGCAGTGGAGCTTCCGCCCGGCGGACATGAGACGGCTTCTGCAGCATGTCCGCAAGGCGACTACTTTACCCCGTGACCTGCTCGATGATCTGGAAGCATGGGGAAACAAGCTCCTGGAACTGGAGGCGGGCGAGATGCATTCCGTTCCGCAGAACGATACCGTCCTTTTCTTCACGGAGGACTTCCCGGTCACGTTCCGCAGGACAGGGGGCAGGCTGATGGTCAACGCCACGCAGATTACCATGCGTTACGGCAAGATCCCGTCCGAATGGCTGCGCACCGCGTCAACGGACCGGCTGCGTCGGGAGATGGCCAGCAGCGGGCGTACCGGCAGGTATGAATCCCAGATTTTCACCACGAGGGGAAGAGGGCATGGAGCCACGTGGGTGGAGTCCCCGCTGGTTGTCCCGCTCGCGTGCTGGCTGACCCAGGACCGCAGCCTGGCGGAATGGTGCGAGCACGCCATCGTGGGACTCACGGAAAGGCCGGCGGCAAGACCCCGTAAAACCATCCGGAAAGCCGTTACCGGCATCCATTGCCTGGAATGTCCCATTCCGGAGGACATGCCCGGGGCCGTGAGGCTGATCCATGAGCTCAGGAGGGTGATAGAGGACTCCATGCCCAAGATTGTCTTCTACGAGGAGTTCATCGAGAACAGGGACTGGTTCAAGAGCACACGCATCGCCGACGAGCTCGGAATCACGCCGTACCAGCTCCACCGGTTCCTGAGCGAGGAAGGCATCTGCAAGTACGAGAAGAGGCAGTGGGTCGTGTTCCCCTCGTACAGGGCGTGGCAGTGCGATGTCCCGTACCTGTGGGAAAACTCCCGCGGCAAGGTCTACACGTTCGGCTCCACCAAGCGCTGGACACAGGCGGGAAGGGAGTGCATCATCGAGCTGTGGCAGAGGAAGAACCCGGAACTGCAGAAAGGGAGGTGAACATGGAGACGGCGTTACAGAGAATCATACGTCAGACAGGGCGTGAGCCCGTGGAATGCGGGTGCGCCTTGTGCCGGCAGCAGTGCCGCACGCCGTGTCTCGGCACACCGGAGAATATCCTCCGGCTCATACATGCCGGGTATAAAGAGCGGCTGGCGCCCACCTTGTGGTGCGTCGGCATGATACTCGGACGTATCGCCTATCCCGTATACATGGTCCAGGCCAGAGGGGAGAAGGACGGGTGTGTGTTTTTTCACGATGGCCTCTGCGAACTGCACGGGACCGGCATGAAACCCACAGAGGGGCGGCTGTCCTACCACACCATTACCGGGGAGAACCTGGAATTCGGGCGGTCACTTTCCTGGAACGTGGCCAGAGAATGGCTGGATGAAAGGAACCGGCCGGTCATACGGGAGATAGTCAGGCTGATGACGGGGTGATGGAGAGCGCGACCCGGTGAAACCGGAACACCGTTATAGCGTAATATTAACTGTTAATTCCTCTTCGGTACGGTTTCACGGGTCTGCCTCCATTAATTCATACCATTTCCAACCTGTTCATATCAATCGGCACTATACTTCAAGTGTATTGTTTAATTTAAAATGCCGATTTATGGAACTTAAGAACAGAATGACCGTGGAGGAAATGTCGGAGCACCTGGTGGAGCATACCGGCAAGATCGCCAACCGTGTAACCGTGGGACGCTATGCCCGGAAACTGGGATACAAGGTGTACAAACCGATGATAGAAGGCCGTATCCGGCACTTCTACCTGAAAGACCCGATGGTACCCGCCCCGGCAGGGGAAAAGGAAGGCACGGGAAATCCTGGAAACGTGCAGTCTTAAATCCCGCGGGACATGACAGCGGGAAAAGGAAACACCGGTTATGCCAAATGCTACCGGGGGCTGTACCGTGCCTTCGAGCCGCACGAGGTCATCTTCATGCTCTACATGAACGACCTGGCCTACCTGCGCCAGCAGGGATACGACACCCTCCGGAGCAAAAGGCTCCACCGGCTTCACACGAACATCGGTCCGCGGGCGTTCGACCATTGCGTGGAAAAGACGACCGCGATGGGACTGCTCGTCCGGGTACCGGCAAACGGCATGTTCGACTATCTCTGGGACAGGAGGCAGTACGAACGCCTGGTGGAAATCGTCACATCGACAGCGAGCATCGTTGCCCTGCAGGAATTCTGCAACAGGGTATTCTCGGTGGAACGGCGTACCGTATCCTCCGTAACGGACAGGGAGATACAGCTCCTTGCCGGGAACCGTAACGGCCGTGCTGAAAAGTGACGGATGCTGTAACATTTGCGGCAGCTCCTGTGACAGGGGTTGTCGCAAATGTATCAACAGTATAAGATATAGGGAATAAGAATAAAGAATAAAAAGACATGTACTTTTTTCTTTGAAGCAAAGAAAAAAGATACCAAAAAAGAAACAAGGTTAGGCAGACGGCATCCGCCGTCTGTTTTTTTATTGGGGGAATCGTTCTGTATTTCAAGAAAATGGAAAAAACATCCATTTCCTCTTTCCCTTCCAGCTTTCAATTTTACAAAAACATAAAAACAATATAAAGCAGCGATTACTCATGTGCGCACTCTCTTTCGGGGGAGTGTTTCATGTCCGGATGGGATATTATAACAACCGTCCTGTCCCAGATGAGAGCAAGGCGGTTGCTAATCTGTAATTATCGGTCATTTATTTCAGCAATTTGTCAATCAGCTTTTCCCTTACTACCCCGTAAGCCTCATGCGGGTCAAACGTGATATCCGGACGCAGGAGCAGCTGGGAATCCGAAAGGAAATCCGGGTCCTGCATCTTTTCCTCCATGTTGAGGATGAACTGCTTATGGGTAGGAGGTTGCTGCACCACGAACCCGATGTAACGTTTGTAGCAACGAATGACATCATCCGTATTCACCCCCGTTTTTGTCAGAGCCAGGTACAGGTCGAGAAGGTCACGACCTTTCTTTCGCTGGTACAATGCCCGCAGTTTCGTACCGAGCAGTTCGGCAAGATTGTAGGTGGTGATTTCACACGAGCCGGAAAACCACTGGTTTTCCAACGAAAACGGCATTTTGACAAATCCCATCTCGGTAAAGTGTTCAAAACAGTTGATTTCAATCTTCAAACGCAGTTGTATCGGAGGAGTTCCTTCAGATTGGATACGGCAAAGCATCGTGTTGTTGTAACGTTTCTGTTTCGTCACCCTGTCCGGAATGAAATCCAGTACTTTACCAAGACGGAACATGATAGGCTTGATGGGACCTGCCGTAATCTGCACGAGGTCAATGTCCTCGCTGTATCTGACCTGCGGAAGCATGTGTAGCTTATGAAGGGCTGTTCCTCCCCGGAAAGCCAGTTGGGATGCAAGAAAATCGTCTCCGAAAATGGAGACCAGGGCACGGGATATTATCAGGTCCTGCTCAATGTATGACACATCAGTCCATGGGGCGTGTTCACGCCATTGTTGTATTGCGGATTTTACTACCATAATTCGTCCGGTTCAATGTCTTGGTTTATTATAAGTTTCCATTTTGAATTCTTCCTTGCCCCGTCTTGAGGGCGGTCTGTTGACAAGGGGCGGTATTTCAGGTTTTTGTAATATGGTTCCAGCATCATGCTGATTTCATCGGCGGCAGACTGTTCTCCCAGTACGTTTTCCAATATGTAACCCAACCGTTGAAGTGTGGAAAAGGTGGTAATATCTGTAAGTTCTTTCCCGGATTTCATAAAATCAGTGTTCTCAACCAGTTCGGCGATTACAGTCGCCGCGGCGGAAAGACCTCCGACCTGTTGGCTGTATTGCACAAGATCAACGGCAGTAAGTTCCGGACAAGAATACAGAAGCGTACCCGTATCAGTGTGGGTCTGGAGCAATAGGTTTTGAGGGATTTCTTTCCGGTAGCTCCAGAACAGATGCCTGTTGCTGTTTTTTGAAACAGGAATTCTTGGCAGAACTGTGGTGACTGAAAGCCTTTGCGGGCGCTGGTGCGCCGCTCCGTTGAGTACGCCGGCACTCAGAAGGCTGATGTAATAGGGTCTGCCCAAATGTGTCATCAGCTGGTCTACATAATTATACGGAGGGACGATACCCCTGTCCCTGAACTGAATGGATACCGTTGTATAAAATCCCTTGTGTACAGCCTGGATACGCTTCTGCTTGCCTAACCGGTACAGTTCATTAGACACTACCTGTGCGGATAGTGCAGGCAGGGCTTTCCTGATATCATTGTATGAGAATGTCGGAAAACCTGTCATCTCTCGTTTGTCAATCCAATCTGATATGGTCATTTCTCGGATATTTTGTTGCAAATATAATCTTTTTTTTATTATGTCGATTATATTTTGTCCGAGGATATTACTCCTTACCCCCGATTACCCCATGCTTCATTTTCAGGATGGCCATGAAGCATTCACGCACCTGCTGGATGTCGCGCAACGAGGTAAAATAATTACCGGCCTCCCTGCGTTTCCGGTCCCGCTTCTTGTAGGTGTCCTGTACCTGGCAGATATTGAAATGCTCGTCCAGGTAATAATAGTCCCGGCCTTTGGGCGCCCGCATTTCAAGTGTCTCCAGCTGCCGGAGCCGTCCGTTCCACACCAGCCCCTCCTTCTTGAGGGCGGCAGAGAAACAGTTCCTGTCACAGGAACCTATCGGGGCCACCTGGAAATCATCGATATCCCCGGCCGTTTCATTCAGGGAATAGCGTGGCGGTTCATTTTCCCTCATCATGCAGTACATGATAATCTTTCCTTTCCTGATTTCGCGGAACGCCCCCAGTATGACATTCTCCCCGAGGATACTGAGCTTCACCAGCTGTCCGTCGTGCGGGATATAGGATGCCTCCGTCAGCTCGCATTTGCGCCTGTTCCAGAAAAGGTCTTTACTGTTAAGAAGACGCTGGAAGGCTGTTTTTTCTTTCAGGGTGGCTGGTCTGCAGTCGGCGGCAGGCATGACAACCTCCTCCCGGTACAGGTTGCCGTCGACAGTGCATCGGACCGTTATCGCCAGGCAGTCTTTTTCCGTATGATCTACAAGTCCCGTCTCCAATGTCACCATATTGAACACGGCCGTTCCTCTCTGTATTTCTGACCCCGTCAGACCCCTTCCGGAATCTGTATCGGCATCCGTTCCTTTACGCGTCTCCATTTTTTTCGTTCCTCTCTGTTACCCATGGTGTTTCAATATTGCATATACGGGGATAACAATTGGCAAATATACAATTTATTCGGCACAGTCCGAGGCGGAAATCCGATAAAAACCCCCGCTTTGATATAAAAAGACAAAAACTGAACAAATAAGTCGTTTCCCGCGGGAATACCCTTGCCCTGTATATTCCTCGCGGGTTACGGAAGTCCTTGTACCGGCAATCATATCTCTCCGCTCGCCCATATATATTATTGCCATGCAATGTATTGCAAAGGTAACGTGTGCCGATGCTCCTTCGTGCAGGGACAGAATATGCAAGTATATTTTTCATGCAAAACATCTGCCATGTACAACCCTGTTTTTACAAGGGCCTCCGGAAAGCCTTCTTCCCTGTATATACCGGGAGAATGTAAGCGTATCTTTTCATGGAACTGTCATACCGTAACGGCGCGGGTGAAACGACGACCGGTCTCCTGAACTTCAAGAGCTGGACCCGTCCCTTTCATGTATATTTCACGGCATCCGCTTACAATCCGTAACCTAACCGGCATTTTCGCCGGTTTTCAAAAACCGGACTTGGGAAAAATGCCCGGGGAGAGATACCGAATCCGCACCTGGACAGATACCCTCCCCAATCTTTTTATTTTTATTACTATATTGATATTCAATAATTTAATAGGTTTACTTTTGTATAAAGTAAGCCTAAAACGGTTTTTTCTCTCTTTGTTACTTACAATTTGAAAGCAAATAAATTATTTCCTTTGTTTTCACATGTTTTGTATTTAACTATATTGTTTATAATCAATCGTTTATGTGTAAAAATCCCTTCCTTACACATTTGAAATCGGGTATTTTTCGATTTTTGCAAAGAAAAAATTTTTTCATGTTTTTATAAATAGTTGATATTCAATTATTTATAACTGTTTCTCGCGCATGTGCGTTCCATGTTTGGGAAAAGTGAATTTTTAAGGCAGTCTAAAATTTTTTTTTGCAAAAAGTTTTGGAAATTGGAAAAACGGTTTTATCATAGTCATGTACTCGAAAGCCAAAACAAACGGCAAACAAGTACGGAAAAAACGAATAAAAAAAACAATAACTAAAAAACAGATTTAAGAAACAGACAAACCAGTCCGCCGAGAGCGAGAAACAAAAAGCCTTTTTTGTGGGAAACCTATTTTTGAGGCTTGGAAAATCAAAAATTGCCTGTTCGCTTTGGAGCGATTAAATAGGGTGTTAAATAACCACACCGAGCAGGACTACAAACCAATGTAGCAAGTTGGAACGGTCTAAAAACGTGTTTTTAGTCCGCATACGCAAAGCACGCTAAATTTTGGGAGTGCGAGAGTCGTATGGAAAAAGGACGTGTAAAAATAATGCCATAATTGCGCCCATGTGCGCTCGGAATAAAATGCACGATAGCGGTAAAAACTATCCGCATAGAGGACGCTGGTAAATGTATATGCCAATGCTATACCCAATACCCAGCTCGGTGGTAACACCTAAATGCCTCACCTTACAGTTAGCTGCCGGATCGGAAAAGATCCGGGACGTGCCAGAGAAGCGTCTTGCCGAAATTGGAGTAAAGCAGCGCAGTGCCACGACACGAATGTTGCGTGAGTAAGCAAATACACGATATGCCGAAAGTGCGCTCATTTGGATAGCTCTGCTATGGGGTACGTTTAAGTAAGGTGCGACAAAGTTACGAAAAATTTTGCCGTGCAGGGTGAAATGCACGGCAATTTTTTGGGCACTGCTGAAAAAACGGTTTCAGCCGTTCCGCCTTTGGCTGAACGTGGGGTTCGAGTCCCCGAGTGCCCGCAATGCGTGATTTTGCGCAGAGTTTCTAAAATTTATATCATTATGGCAACATCTAAATTGAACAAGGAACAGTATGCAAACCTCTCTTCGTTTGCTGGTATCATGTTGGTTTACAACTCGACAAACCGCGACGGTGAAACGGTGCAGACTGCCCAACACTTTTTCGGCAAGGACTTCGAGCCTGCCGACAAAACGGACGACGAAATCTTCCGTGTGGTGAAAAACATGGTCGCAACGATGTGGCATACCATTGCAGAGGAAAAGAAACTGCGGCAAGATGCCGACGGTATCCGCTCGAAATTCCGTGCCACCACTCCGGCAGAAATCATCATCTGCGACAAGAACCGTAACCGCATCAAGCACTACGACCTGACGGACAGCGTGTGGGCACGTATCGGACTTGTGCCGACCAAAGTGGATCTCGAGAAGTCAAACCGGGACTTTGCCAAGACTATCCATGCGGCGGCAAAGGCTATCCGTAACGCCATGAATTTTGCCCCGAACCTCTCCAGCCTTGAAAAAGCCGGAAAAGCTGACAAGAAAAACGGCGGCAAAGGAACAAAAAATGCAGAAGATGCGGCAACCGCGACCGCTGAAACGATAACCGCAACCGAAACGGAAAAAGAAGCCGCATAACGTAGCGGACAGGACGAACAATTTGCCGAAATAAGCGGATACAGGCAGGCATAGTGCCGTGAAAACGGGGTGTGCCTGCCTTTTTCGTATCTGCCACCGCGAGGGCGTGTCTTCGGGTATCTGCCGCGAATACGCCCTTTTTGTTTCGGATAAAAGCAGTTGTAACGTGAAAGGCGAAAAGAATTTCCCGGCGGGAAACGCTGCCGGGGGTGTGCCCACACAGGATGCGGAGTACACCGCTGATGACCTTAAAACCGCTCTGGAGGAGTCTGAGCAATCTCTGCACGAGGCTGTCTTCATTGCCCGCAGGGTGTGGGAACGGGATAGCGATGCCATCAAATTCGACATCGACGATTTGGTGGAAATCGAATCGGCATTGCAGGAAATATGCAATATCACCGCGGGGGTTGAGAGCAACGAGAACGAGTAAAGAGTATCGTAATGCGCACACGATTTCCGGAAATTGCGGGATTCGTGTGCACTGTCTCAAAACGGGCATTGATATACACTATGCCGGGATTGTACCCCGGAATGCCCGCACTTTCCAAAATTCATTTCCCAACTTACTTCTTCACGCCGGGAGGCGTTGTGCCTACCTTGTACATAACACGGTTAAGTGCGGTCAGGTGTCCAGCGGGACAGCCTGCCGTACTTCCGCTGTTATCCCGTGAGGGGAAGCCGGGAAACGGACATGCCAATAAAATTAGAACGATATGATAGAAGTATTTGACACTAAACGTACCCGCAGTTACGGGTGCTTTACCAGCTTCAAGGCTGCCACGGATACGCTTGACAGTCTTGCCATGACGGGACAACTCGGAAGAGTGCCTGCTATCAGCGTATCGGCGTACCGAAACGGAGTGCTGCAAAGGGAATACGGCGCCATGCGTACCGGTGGAAAATGGCACGTGCCGAAAGTGTCGAAAAAACGGATGCCGGAGCCGAAGCCTGCCAAAGGAAAACGCCGTAGGAAATGGTGCATGGAGTACGCCTCGGCGGAGTTGATGTTCCGCGAGGGGTTTCCTGACCACCTGAACCGTAGCTACCCGCTGTCGGCGGATAGCCTACGGCGATGCAATCGTAAGTGCAGGATATATATGCAATAACAAAACTATAAAGAAAATGAAAACATTAGCAGACGTGAAAAGAAAGATGACGCTCGGCTCGAAGTGGCAGTGCGTCCAACTGTTCGAGGGCGGACAAGACCTCGGAGTGCGTGAAATCGGCAAGGTGCAGAAAAATGCCGTGGCATTCCTTAGAGCCGACGGGAAACTCTCGTGGCTGTGGTGGCCCAAGGCAAAGGACGTGAAAGTGGAGGAAAACACCTTTACCCTGCTACAGAACGGGAAGCCGAAACTCAAATACACCCTCGTGGAGTAAGGAGAAAGGAAAATTCGAGCAAAATAATACGAACTAATATCAACTATGGGGGCTCAATGCCCCTATGCTTTTATAAACAAGGAGAAAGAAACATGGCGAAAATAACGAAGAAACAGGTGGATGCCATCGATGCCGCGTGCCGGAACGGGTTCAGTTTCGACCGGTACGGTTTCGCGGTGCTGGGCGAAAAGCGCCTTTCGAGAAGAGTCACGCTCGTGGAGGACGGCAAGGAGGTGAAACTCATCCTCGGGTGGCAGAATGAAATAGTGAAATACACGAACAAGCATGGCTGTATCGTGTCGGCCCGTACCGGAAACGTGGTGCCGCAGCTGCACTGCTCGGTATGGAAGAAGGCTCCCGGGGAAAGTTGCTGGCACAGCCACGGGCTGGGGAAGTTCCACGTGTTCAGGGATAAGGCTTTCCCGAAACGGATGATGAACCGGCTGTGCGAGGTGACGGAGCTGATCACGGACGAGCTGGTGTGCGTGATGCTGCCGGAGAATATACGCGAAGAATTCCGGCAAAAAACGGGACAGGCAATGGAATAACGTATGAAAACAGGACAAAACTAAAGATTAGAACCGCAAAATTATGGAACATATAAATGTGGGCGTGCTTACCGAACGTCAGCTACAAGTTCTCAAGTCTACGGCGCCGGGTAGCGTCGTGCGGGACATCCGTACACTCCGGAAGCTATCTAAAATGGGCATGCTCACGCTTCATGAGCAAACAGGATTGCTTGTCCGGGGATTCTGGGGCGGATACGTCAGGGCGTGGTACATCGAGACCGCCATGACGTTCTCGGTCGAGGGTGCGGGTATTTTTCGTGAAAAATATTTCGACGGATGTTTCTGTCCTTTCCTAATACGTGCAGAAATGGACGGGAAAGGACGAATAAAATACTGAAAGCTATTTATTATGGAAATGAAAGAACTTACCACCCACCAGCGGGGTGTGATCCTGCGCGGTATCTGTAACGGCGCCGCGCTGAGAGACAAATCACCGAGGATTTCGGAGAATAATACCGTCATCACCACCCCGGATACGCTCAGCGGCTGGGACATCTGCTGCATATCGAGCGATGCCGAAGCTTTCGGGTTAAAAGCGAATTTCGGGTATGACGAGCAGACGAGAATAACATTCACCCGACAAGAGGAAACGGTATGAGGACTTATTACTACTTGGACCACCTGCACCGCGAAATCTTCCTCGAGGAGGAGGATATACAAGCAGTGCCCGAGAGTGGACGGGCTGATGAGGTCTGTGCCGCCATAGCGGAGAAGGCATACGTCGTGGAGCAGTTCATGGCGGACTCTTTCCGGACACTCAAAGCTGTGGTCAGCCGCCTGTGCGATTCCCCCGATGTCAAAAGCCGCCACGATGCGCTGATGTATATAGTGTGGACGGTGGCACTGGACATCAGGGAGTGGCGGACTCTGCGCCATAGCGAAGCCGCCGTCAAGGTAACCCGTGAAGACGGTTTCGTGTGGCTGCTTGTACCGGCGGAAAATGCTCGGAAGCTATGGAAGGCGGACGTCTTCGCCCTGTATAGGCTTTATGCCGATGATTCGGAATCCCTGATCGAAAGCGAGGCGGAGCTGGAATCGACCATCAAGAGCGGATACCAGATAGGTATCGAGGTGGGATTCGCCTCCGTAATGGGCCATGCCGCCCGGATGAAGCAACAATAAAAATCGGAAACAATCAAATAACGAAATCAAGAAGAAAGGTATGGAAACAACATTATTGACAAAGGAAAATGCCCATCGTGTGACCATGGTGCGGCGTGTGGATGCCCCGGAAAGCGAACCGGTAGCGTTTCTTTTCAGGGGAAAGAGACACGGGTATTGCAGCTATTCCCATCTTGTAGGGAACCCGGGCAGGGAAGAAATCCTCGCCCCGGCGAACTTCAAGGACTGGGAAGTTGTGGAAGTGGCACACCCGGGCTACCTGGAAGAATATTTCAAGCAGGCGTGCAGCTCCTACAACCTCACCTCTTTCTCACCCGACGAGCGGGGTGAGTCAGACATTGCTTCGCACGAAAAGGAACTGCACGAGGATTTGCAGTCGATGCCCGAGCAGCAGCGGGAACGTTACATGGAAAACTACAAACGCTATTTCTCTGCCATGATCGCCACCAACAGCCGTTGTGCCAGCGCGATGATTACGGGGCCTGCACGCTTCAACACGGGCCGCAACGAAAAGGCCTGCAACAGCCACGCCAAGAGCGTCACGGCGTTCCGGGAATGGCGCGAACGTGCACTCGAAGCGATTCGCAAGGCTACCGAAGCGGCCAAGCCCGGGGAGCAGTGTCTTGAGGAGGAGTGGCAGAAGGTCAAAGCCCTTATCGACGATGCCGCCTCGACCATTCACGGTATCGATACGGGTACAGAACGAGGCTATAGCCGGGCTCTCTTCGTCAGTAACCTCGCCGGGCGACTCTCCACCTATGTCAATCATGGCAATGTGGAAATCATCGACCGCGCCATCGCTCATCTGCGAGAGTGGAACGCCAAGGTCAAGAAACCTATCGTCACGGCACGCCATTCGATCTTCAAGTATCCCGAACTCGTCCGTAAGGTACGGGAAAAGCAGCAGGAACAGGCAAGCCGTGAAAATCGTGAGATCCCGTTCGATGGCGGCAAGGTGGTCTATAACTTCGAGGAAGACCGCCTGCAAATCCTCTTCGACAAAATACCCGATGCCGATACACGCACGACCCTGAAACGTAACGCCTTCAAGTGGTCGCCGCGCAACCAGGCATGGCAGCGCCAGCTCACCCGCAATGCCGAATATGCTGCCGGCCAGGTGTTGAAGATAACCATTTAACCCGGCTGCCCATGAAATACATCATCGATTCACGCTATTTCGACGGGGCATGCCTCACGTCCATGTCGGACGACACACGCAGCGATTACGGCGGCGAGACGCTGGAAGAGTTGCGCCAAAGGGAGAAGAACCCGTACCTGATTGCCGTATCGCCCGACCGCATGGCACTACTGGTGAAACGTTACAACCGGGCACTCAGCCGGCCCTTCCGGGAAATCTCGGAAGAACGCTACTATTACCTTTTCGAATGCCTGCCACCGGCACGCATGGGAAAGGACTGGTTCTTCGTCGGAGAACCTTACCACGGCAACCTGTATCCCTTCTGTTTTCGCTCGGGCGGCAGGTTCTTCATGGCGGAACGCTCCTTGAGCCTCTCTGACATGGAAATAAGCAGCCAGATAAGTAGACACATGGAGAAACTGTACCGCCATCCGCAAATTGTCAAAGGAGAACCGTTCTGGCAGTACATGGCATGGTACAATACGAATGTGGCCTATATCCCGTATTCGTTCGTCATGGACGGAAAAAAATTATTTTTCCGAAATATTGCCACATGTACAAAGTCGCTTATCAACGAGCGGAAAAACCGGAACGAATTGGCCGGACTACTGCGTAACCTGCGTGCAAACCACTACGAGTACTGCACGTTCCACTCGGTAAAGAAGGACATATTCGAGTTTTTCGACTGGCTACAGAAAAACAAGTACACGCTGGAAATCCAGGGCGAGTTGTTCGACTTCGCGGATGACCGCTCCCACGTGGACTTTCACGGCAACGTGCGCGAGTATTCAGCTGCATTCTATTACCGCATCTATTCACGGGAACTTTTCAGCCATATCATCAACCAGCTGCGTACCGTGAAGCGGTGTCACGCCCAGCATTAAAAAAGAACCATGAACATACTTGATAAACTGCGTATCATCAAGAGTGATGCCGTGCCCAAGGAAAACGCGAGAATAGAGATGTTTGGCACTTCCGTCAAAATCACGCACACCTGTGGCTGCGTGCTGGTGGAACACTTCGCCTGCGGTACCCCGACCGGCGTGCGCAAGGACGAGGAGCCCGAGAAATACGGACGGCTGCTGGCACAGCGGAAGTATTACGTGAAACTGTGCGGTACCCATAAACCTGAAAGCATGACAGAAATCATCAAAACGAACGGGACACGCTATCCAGTGCAGCCTGCCAATGGTACGCACTTCACCCTCGGGGAACTGCAAACGATTGTCGGCGGCTGTATCGAACTGGTGGAACTGGACGGGGACACGACGATGGTCGTCAACGAGGAGGGCAAGCTCATCCCCCTCTCCTTCAACCTTGAAGCGAGCAGGATATTCTGTGCCCATCACCCGGCGTCGAAAGACTTCATCGTCGGGGATGTACTTGTGTGTAACAACAATCAAATCAGATAAAAATTATGGATAAAGAAAAAGCAAAAACGCTCGGCGAAACCCTCGCGCGCTACAAAGATTTACAAGAGAATAACAGTGTAAGCCTGATCGAGTTTCACACCACCGACGGGCAGAAACACGGTATCGGCAACCCGGAAGCCATCAAGCTATTGCTTTCGGTGGCCGTCATCGAACTGGAACGCCAGATCCGGGCCGCACAGTTCGGTGACATTCCGGAAAGCCTGAAGGAGAGCCGCGAGTACAAGGCTGCCAAGCAGCTGGAATGGGCGTTAAATGATATGGGGTTCAAGCCGGAACGTTTCGCCCAGACGCTTCCTTACTTCCACAAGACGCTGGAACAGACATTCTTCAGGACAGTAATGGCCAGTATTCTCGCTATGGCGGAGCGTGACCCGCGCCGTATCGACGAGTGCAACGAGGCTTCTTACGAGATGTGCCGGATGTTGGCCCCCATGTTACAGGATACCTATCTTCCTTTCATCTGACAGAAACATGTTCATAGACGAGAAGACACGGAACCGCATCCATGCCAATCCTGGCGAGAGCATTTCCCATAACACGATGCGTACACGAGACCTGATTCCGGCGTTCATGGATGTTATCCGTGACACGCCGGAGTACGTGCAGGTGATGAATGCCATTCCCACCCATGCCATGGATGACGAGGATGCCGAATGGTGGGACAGCGACGAGGCGGCCGGGCTGCTGGAATCGCTGTTCGACACGCTCGACGGCTACTCCCCGGAAGGACATTATTTCGGTGCCCACCCCGGCAACGGCTCCGATTACGGGTTTTGGAAAATGGACAGGGACGAATAAATGTCGGAACATGATACGGATTACGAAAGACAAGTACATCCTCAAAGGCGGGATTTGTATCGGGCAAATCTATCTTGCCCGTGCCGAAAGCAGGAAATTGAGATACCGGGCAATCTCTTACGTGAGTGGAATCGGCTTCAACACTTTCGATGAGGCCCACAGTTATACCAAAGATTTACTTTAATAAAAGAACCGCATGATAAATTGGATACAACAGACGCTTTTGCGCCGTAAAAAGACGGACAAAGGCAGGATGACGCTCGAAAAACTGAAAGAGGAATACTGGGACAGCGACGTGTGCATGGGGGAAATGCTGCTTTCCATGCCCGCCGACGGGCTTTCGATAGAAGAAGCGTTCGAACTGAGCATCGCCGCCAAAAAATGGGCGGACGGTGACCGTTTTTACCGGGTTGTCGACGAAGAAGAGCCGGAAGAATTGTAAACGACCTACAACGGACAATAAAAAACAAAGAAAAATGGACAGATATGATTTCATAAGATTCGGGGAACAGGTACGCTGGTACGACGAAAGCGAGAACCTGATGGAGACCATGCAGGTGTGCTGCCCCGTGTATCCCCCCGTGCAAGGCGACACGAGGATACAGCTGGTATCCGCCGGAATTGAGGCGCTGCAACCGGGACACGTGTCGGAAAAGACGGTCAGGGCCTCGCAGCTCGTGCCCTTCATAAGCCACTTCGGCAGGGGATACTGGGAGGCCCTCACACGGGCAGCGTACAACGGGGCAGGCACGGACCTACTCGAGGCGATAATCAGGAACGGATGTCTGGGCCTGGGAGAACAGATATGCCTGTTCTGCGGCAGGGCGTCGGCAAGCGTGCACGCCGCATTCTGCAAGGTATATCCCGAAGAGGGAAGCCTGCTCGACGTCATCGAATGGCAGGGAAAGGAGTACCCCGTAAGGAAGCTTACACTGTTCCGGGGGACGGAACAGGAAATGGAGGCAGCCGTATCGGTCACCGCATTGCAGAGGAAGCTCATCGGATGCAAGAGCGGCGCACCCGTTTCAAAGGCCGCGGAAAAGGTCGACGAGGGTATTTATTATTATTGTGAACAGGAAAAGGAGTTCCTCCTCCCGCAAGAAGGCCTCACCGCATTTGTAGAAAGGGGGTGAGACAGGGAAATGATACGATTAACAGAATAGAATATGGACTTTGCTGAATGCTTACAAAGTTATAACCTTCAACGCTTTGAACGGCATTGTCAGGAAAAACAATAAAAACAGACGAACCATGTCAGACAAGATATTACAGATGTTCTTCGACATAGACCGGTGGTCGAAAGCGATTGAAAAAGGTGTTCTGAAAGACATCCGTAAAGACCAGCTAATCCGGCTGACCGACGAACGTACGCGCCTCGCCATGGCCGAAGCCATGATGCAAGGCAAGTACGAAATCTCACCGCCCCATACGGCGCGGATACCCAAAGAGGGCGGGGAGTTCCGCACGGTGTATGTAAACGAACCGATGGATCGTGTGGTGCTGGGCATCGCCAACGACCTCCTGTTCGACCTGATGCCCGAGATGCTCCATACCTCTTGCAAGTCTTACCAGAAGGGTATCGGGTGTGGCAGGGTCGTTGCCGAGGTCAGCCGCAGGATGGCGGATGCCGAGAGCGACGGCTGTCCCGGGTGGAAAGCCGACCTGAGCAAGTATTTCGACAGCGTCCCGCTGTGTTACATCGACGGGGCATTCGACAAGGTAGAGGCGAAACACGGGCATTCCGTGCTCATCGATGTCCTACGGAAATACTACCACAACGACCTCTATTTTGATGAAGACAACATCCTTCAACGCAAATTCCAGTCATTGAAACAAGGGTGTGCCGTGGCCAGCTGGCTGGCAAACGTGCTGCTCCACGACCTTGACGGAGAACTCTCCCGAATGGACGGTTACTATGTCCGCTACTCGGATGACATGCTCTTTATCGGCAAGGACCACGAAAAGGCGATGGACGTGCTTCAAAAGCGGCTGGAAGAGAAAACCATGAAGCTCAACCCGAAGAAGGTGGAATACCTGACGGCTGACCGATGGTTCAAGTTCCTCGGGTTCAGTATAAAGGGCAGCATGGTCTCGCTCTCCCCGTCCCGTATCAAGACCTTCCAGAGAGAAATCGAACGGAGAACGATCCGCCGTCGGGATACGACACCGGCCAAAGCCGTGAATGCCGTGAACCGCTACCTCTACAAGGGCGAGTTCAGCTGGGCAGCTCAGGTATTGCCGGTGTGCAACGTGCGAAGGGACATCGACGAGTTGAACAAATTCGTGATGGACTGTCTCAGGGCCGTGAAGACCGGCAAGTGCAAGGTCGGCGGTCTGGGATATGTCCGTGATTACCCCATCGGCTGTATCGCCCGGGGACGGGGGCGTAATGTCACGGCCAACCGTGCCAAAGCCGGCGGTGACATCGCCGGTTACCTCACGCTGGGCTGCATGCAGAACGCCTTGCAAACGAGCCGGGCCGTGTACAACACGCTGGTGGCTTCACTGTAAATCATGAGCCGGACACGCGGCAAACGGGTGAAAAGGCCGAATTCAATGTTACAGGTAAAGCAGACCAGCACCATCACGTATTCACCGGTCCACCAACCGGTGAATACCATCTTGTTCTGGTTCATACCTGTAAATATCAGGAAGGTAAAGTCACGTGTCACCGGCCTGACACCCGTCATGGAACGAAGCACATCGGGAAAGTTCGAGGAATAGATTTGAGCATCCCGCGTGCCTAACGTCTTCTTTCCGAGTCTGAAGGTGACTGACCATCGCCTTCGGACTCAGCAGAAGACGCGCTCGCGGGTAACATCGGGATTATAAAGCCATGTGCCGGTATTATGAGAACTTTCACTTTTTTTCCTGCACAGAAACGTGGTTCGGGGAATTGCATTCAACATCCCGTACCTGATAAGCCTCTGTCGCGGCGACGTATCCCTAACGTTATACGTCACCCCCACGAAGGCTTCCGTCACGGGAGATATCGACAAGGTAAAGCCATGTGCCGGCATGTTCGGAGAATCACGCCCCGGCACGGGGGAAAACGGTCAAGGTCAGGATTTCAATCGCGCAGCTCTATAATCTGCGGCCAGTTCCTCCCACCTGCTTACCAGCAGGCGGAGCGTCACGGGCCAGCAGCAAGAACTGCCCATATCGAACGAGTAAAGTCACGTGCCGGCCTGAACGGGACCGAAAACGGTAGCGCAACCGGGTGTCGCACGAGGAACCGGAATTCAGCATACAGTCGTCAATCGTGGTCCTGAGCCAGGCGATCACCCGGTTCAGGACCGACTGCAACACTGTATTCATCGGAAATATAAAGCCATGCGCTGGCGGTTCGAGTGCATTTTTTTAAATACATATTCAAACGGATAAAAATGACAGCAAAAGAAATTGAAACCGGTAAATGGTACCACCTTTCGGGTGATATCGAAAACGGCTACATGGATGGGAAACCTCATACCAGCCATGAAGAGGTTACTCGAGTAGTGAAGCGGGTTACAGATACCCATATCGTCTGCGAATGCGGCAGGCGTTTCATAATCAATGAAAATCTGAAAGTGAGCCTTATGGCTTTTAGACAACAACCAGCGACAAAACCATGAACGACATCTATCAAGAAACTGTCCGTGCCGTCGAGGGCGGCGCAAAATTCAAGATAGACTTTCCCCGCCGGAGCCTGAGAATCGACGGGAGGTACATTATCCGTGAAGGCCGGTACGACGGGGAACTGGGTGTCGCGCCCTGCACGGCAGACGAGGTGCTCTCGAGGCTGGAGGAACTGTACCGCCGTTACAAGCACTCCGTACCCTCCGGGCGCAGCGAGAGCAAGTCGAGGCAGTATTTCAGGGGCTTGCCGGAGGCGGACCTCGATGACGGGGACATGCTTTACGGCGAGCGCCGCGACAAGGCGCAGGCGGAACTGGAACTATACCTGCTTTGCCAGCTTATCAACGGGCTGGAGTGGAACCCCGAAACGATGGGCAGCTGGTTCTGGCAGGGAAAAACGGACAGGGATCTGGTGATACTCAGACATTGGGTGGAACCGGACTGTAATTTAACAACAAACAACACTAAAAATGAGCTACAAGAAGAAAGAAACGAAAGTTTTGTGCCCGCGCTGCGGGACGGAGTTCGCCATCGCGGACAAGGAAAAGACGGTCGTGGCAACCGTTATCGGAAAAAATTCCGGGCTGGGTATCGTGTACCCGGAAGTTACCGGATAGGACACGCCGCCCCGACAGGTGAAGAAACTACCCGAGACCGCGAAGGAGCGCATCGAGGCGCTCCGTGCCGTCGGCGTAGACGTGAGTAACCTCTTTGCCATGCAGGGCGCCAACGGGGGCGAGCGTGTCGCCTCCAACAAGGACGGGCGGCTGACCGTGCTGGATGACGACGACCCTCTTTTCAGGTTGATTGCCATCCAGGGCGATGTTCCGAACCGCCGCCTGTTCCGCCGCTGGGTCATGGCGCAGATGTTCCGCATGATGGCCGGCACGGACTACCGTTCCGGTGAGCCGGTAGGCGTGACGGAGATGATCCACCGCCTGGGCCACGAGTACCAGTGGAAGATGCTGCTGGACGAGCTGTACGCGCAGATGAAGATGGCGGGGTACGACCCGGAGAACTTCACCGACCGCAACCGCTGGTTCAATACCGGCGTCGTGGCGGCGATGGCCGAGAATCATGTGAAACAGCTCAAAAAACGTGTCGATGCCCAGAAAACGAGGAAATGCAAGGGTATTCCCTACAAACGTGTCGGCAACCGCAACATCTTCGTGGCTGACCTTGAAGCCAAGGTCTACCGTCCGCTGCAAGCACTCGTACACGGTATCCGGGAGGCGAAGGACGCCGCCCAGTTGTACGCCGCCGCGAAGAGGTTCGACAAGCACCGCTTCAAGATGCCATACGACACGCCCCAGTGCAAGGAGTGGGTCAACGCCTACAAGGGAGCCGGCGCGTTCTTCACCATGCAGAACCTGATCCGCTTTCACGGTTGCACGGCCGTCAACGACCTGGGAAAACGTCTGGACAAGTACCAGTCGCTGGCATTCCTCACGGCAAAGGCCGAGGCCTACAAGGACGGCGAGGGATGGCGTCTGCTGGCCACGCTGAAAAAGATGCTCGATGACAACGGCATCGATGTCCGGAAGAAAACGGCGGAATGGCGAAAGAAATAATCCCGCCCTTTTCCACCCGCTTGGTAAGCGGTATGGTGTGAGGGCCTGAACAAATCAGCAATCCCCCCGTAAAGGCAATCATACCTCTATTCTAATTCATAACTAAAACTTTTTATCATGAGTAAAAAACAACTACGGCGCAGGACTTACCTGCTGCAGCGGCTGCGTAAACAGGGCGTACGCTGCCTGACACGCTGCCGCACCATTTTCTACCCCTACGGGGAAGACCCGAAATCAGTTCCGCATATCTGTCAGCTGATGAGCGAGTTCCATTTCCATGTCCAGTTCGAAATCGTGGCCTGATATGAAACCGGGAGACATCGCCACGCTGAAAGTCTCTTACAAGGGATACCGCCGCGTAGAGTTGGTGGAACAGTTCCAGTACACGTGGCTGGTACGAATCCGCGAGAGCGGGAAAGAAATAGAAGTCTATGAAGACGAGCTTGAACCGGACGATTGAGAAAATCCATCAATAATCGTCCGCGCCGCTAAAACCGATGGGCACAATATCTAAATTGAAGAACAATGAGAACATTCAAAAAAGGACAGCGGGTCTACTGGAACGACCCTGCCGGGGAAACATCCGGTGAATACACGGTCATAGACCCCAAAGACGAGTACAACAAGGACTTCACCGAAGAAGATACCGCGGACTTCGACGAACGCATGATAGTTATCGGGAACGGTACGAGCGAAGCGGAGGTCTATGCTTCGGAGCTGGATATCCTGTCCCCCGTACCCGATCAAGGCATTCCCAATTACATCGCCTACGCCCTTATCCTTATCACGGCCGCCCATTTAGGCTGCAAGGTAGAAATGCTCGCCACGGCACAGGAGGTATGGCGGACGAAATGTCTGCCCGAACCGGTGCTGCTGGGCATGTACGAGAAAGCGGCATACAAGGCCGTGTCTGCAATCCGGCAGAAAGGTCTGGCGGAACGGGCCGACCGTCTCGGGGAGATATTTTACCGTACCGGGGAATTCCCCCCGGACGATGAACGGCAACAATAAAGAACATAAACTTAATACATAAAGAGATGAACCTGTATGAACGGATAGAGTATAAAGGATACCATATCAATATCTATTACGATGATGATGTCCGAAGCCCGCGTGAGAAATATGACAACCTCGGCACGCTCTACACGGCGCATCGCCGTTACCGGCCGGAAAAGGAGTTCGACGACCACTTCGATATAAATGAGGTTTTCCAGGGGCGTATCGGAAATTTCCGGGAGTCGTTCCTGAAGGAATACGTCGCCCTTCCGGTCTACCTCTACGACCATGGCGGCATTACGATATCCACCTCGCCGCTGAGTTGCCCGTGGGACTCCGGATTTTTCGGCATTATCGCTGTCCCGTTGGACAAGGTACGCCAGGAGTACGTGTGGAAGAACATCACTGCGGAACGCAGGAAACGGATCGAGGGACACCTGCAAGACGAAATCAGAACCCTTGACAACTACTATACCGGGGAAGTCTTCGGGTATCGCATTACACCGGAAAGTGACGATGACAATGAACTGGACAGTTGTTGGGGATTCTACGGCACGGAATGTCTAAAAGAACTGGAAGCCCAGTGCAGGCATATTATCGACGGGCTGAACAAAGCGGCAGCATAGAATAGAAAAATACGCATAATGACTGAAAATACAATGAAGACATCATACGGACTTGAATTCAACACGGTAACAGAAATCAATCCCGAATGGAGCGATTATGACAAAACGATAGCAGGATGCCACCTTGCCAATGTCGGGGTGGTCATCGTGGATACGGAATACGGGCAACCGATAGACAACGAGCATGACCTCGAAGAAATCTGCCTGATTCTCGAAAAGGAAAAGACAGACCATCCTAAAAATGAATGACATGGAAGAAAAACGAGATTGTAAGGAAATTAAGGTACGCCTGCACCATATCGACCGTGGAAACTGCACGGAAGTGTGGGAAGTACAGACGGGGGAAGGCAAGCCCGGACGCTATCTGGGGCGTGATGACGGTTATGGCCCGAAGGAATGGTACACGTTACGCGATGCTCCCCACGGATATTGCGAGAGGGACTCTCACGTAAGGACGGGTCTCACCCTTGTCATATGCGACAAGGACTGGAACGAGGTACTGCGTGACGGCACGGACAGGGAACGCTTTCCCGAAAGTTTCCCTTCACTGGACGAGGCATGTAACGAGGCATGGGGCAAGGTCAGGAAAGAACTCCCACATGTCACACGCGAAGGTTTCGGGCAGTGGATTACCAAACAGTCATTCCGCCCGCTCGGCCAGACCGAGGCGCTGAACTGGCGTGATTGCTATCACGGGGAAGAGGCAAGCGAGGTACTCTCGCGTTTTACATGGATCGGTGAAGAGTACGCCATATTCAAGGTCACCCGGCGGCACACCAAGTGCGATGCCCGGTGGTACGAGTATTACGCGGGAAAGACAGACCGGCAGGAACACGAAAGTTACGTCCGTTTCTTCGGGTACGAGTACCACGACCGGCATATCAGCGACGTGCTAAGGACGCTCGGCAAGCGGTGCGATGACATCATCCATGCCGTGGTGGAAACCCGCGCAGACGACTACCACGGGCGTACGGTTTCCCTCTTTATGGACGAATTCATCGGTTACGACTTGTCCTACGAGCAGGTCTGCAATGCCAAAGAGAGCAGACTGCGCAAGGCACGGGAAGACTACAACGAGGCAAACGCCTACTATTACAAACTGAAGGAGAACGAGGTGAACATCCGCGGTATCGAAGCGATGCTACACCGCGTAAGACAACAAATCCGAAAAACGAAAAGATAATGGCCTGTTTACATGTAGCCAAAGTTTGGCAAATCGAATACAAGCGCCCGGGAATGAGTGGAGGTGCCGGGCAGGATGCTCTTTATCGTATTCTGCGAATGTTCAATGTTGACAACTCGGCAGAGGACATCTGTACGAAAGAGTTCGTGGTGAGGCGTTCCGACTTGCAGGAATTGCGTCTGCATATCGCGGAACGTGACGGGGTGTTCCGGGAACACGCGGGAAAATTCAGCGCGGAACTGGCGAAAATCGGAATAGGCAAGGAGAAGCTTATAGAAATACTTGATTCCCTAATCGATGACAGTGACCAGAGCGATGCCTATGTGCATGTATCGTGGTTTTAAAATACCGGTTCATCATGAGAACCAGAGATAACGGGCTGGCCAACCTCCATGACGCGAACCACCGGGAACGGGGTTTCTGTTGCATGAAACTGATCGCGTTCCTGATAGCCGACGGGGTGAAAGCCTGGGAGGAATGGCATGGGGAGCATCTCAATGCCGCCCGGGGCCAATGCAGGTATCGGGCACGATGTCCGATATACAAACGAAGTAAAACCAATATCGAACAAGTATGAAAACCGAACAACCGATAACGAATACAGAACGCGCATTTCCTGAAGATAACGACACACTTTACCGGGAAATGACGGCATACATGCCGAATTGTTATTTCCCGACCTCGTTGGGGACGGGACGGGAAAACTGCTCTGCACGCTCAACGGTGAAGCCGGCGAAGATTTTGACGAACCCGTCGAGAATGTACAAATCGAGGGGTTATTCGAGATCGCCCATTGGCTGGAAGAGTACGGGTTCATTGCCGCCGATGTCGATGACAACAAGATTACCGTATGTGAAGAATGGTGGAACGGGAGAAGTTATGACGAGAAAAGGATAATTTGGAAAAAGTATCATAACGAAGAATAATCATGCTATACAAGTTACTTGAAGACATCCGCCTCCGGCTGGAAATGAAAGGTCCGCGGACGGCGGAGGAGCAGGAAATCCTTAACAGGATACTCCTTGCCCTCCCGCATACACGTCGGGACCGGGATGCGGAGTTGCTGGCGCCAAGCGAGGTGCTGGTACGTGTCTGTCCGGATACCGGACACCCGGTGTTGGTCTGCCATAACGGCCAGGGGCAGTGCTCGTGCCTGCACAACGAAACCGTCGAGGAGGATGCAGTGGACGTGAAGCTGTGGCTATTGTCCCTCGGCAGGGAGTGCAACGGCAACCGCAAACTGTTGGAAACGGTCGTGGATCTGGCCTACAATGCCGGGGCGGAGAATCTCTGGGAAGGCAGGGATTCCCGAGCCGTGGTATCGGACATCATCCGCTGGGCGGGGGAGTTCGAGACGAGGCACGCGGGCACCGACTGGGACACGGGGGATTACCTGCTTGCCGTCGACGGGTTCTACAAGGAAAAAATAACGGACATGTAATACGAATAGAATATGGTTCAAACAATTTTAGACGAGGTAAAAGCGTATTTCGACGCCAAGGAAAATCCCACGGAAGAGGAACGTCGATTACAACAACGGCTGTCCGGAGGGTACTTCCCGATCTCTTTCGTGCACCGGGAAGACCTGGAGGCGAAAGGGTACGACATCCAAAAGATAGACGACGGACAGATGATGGAACTGGCCGCCAGAATGTCAAAAGATTACAAGGAACAACTCTACTGGACCAGTTTGGACATCATTGCCGGCGAAATCCTGGAGTTTCCCAAAAGCAAGGATGCCAACTGCCCGAAGTGCGGTTCGAAGAATTTCCGTTTTGATAGCCATAACGGCATGTTCCACTGTGAAACATGTCTCCAGACATGGGACGACAAGTTATACGTGCTGGTCGAATTTCCCGAGGATGCCTCCTCTTTCGAGGAAAGCGAAACCGGTTACCCCTCGTGGAACAGCGGGGACAACGGCGCACGCTATGTCCCCGAGGCGGAATACATCCGGGAATTCGGGAAATCTCCCAAGCCGGAAAAGTGTTACCGTGCCGTGTGCTGGCCGGACTCCCAGGAGTACATCGGGAAAGAAGAGTACGAACTTATCCAAGACGAGAACGGGATACGTGATTTCGGCACGTCGGCGTGCTGGGTACCGCTACCAGTGATTAAGAAAATGTAAAACCTAAAAAATAGAGACAAATGAAAGAAACAAAGACACCGGTATGCCCCGAATGCGGGGTTACCGACATAGACATTCTGGACGACGAGGGCGTGGCGATTTGTAATGACTGCCATCTCGAATGGCCTTACGTGGAGGATTGAGGATGGAAACAGTAGATGTTTATACAGAGCGTGGCGACCTGGTTACCTGTTCCGATTGCGGCAAGGTGATGCTCCTGCCGTATGGAGCGGATAAATGTCCGGGCTGCAAGAAAGAGGGCTGCCTGGCATGGACGGACGGGAATTTGCAGGAGGCCGACCTCGACTCCCTGCTCGAGGGACACTATAACCTGCACCAGAAGAGGGAACTGCAACCGGAAGATTTCCTGTCGCTTCCCGTATTAGCAACCGAGCATATTCCATACCTGACGAACAAACCCCAGACCGCCCGGGAAACCCTCTCCCGGCTCCTTGAAATCAGCAGGCTTTTTGAGGAACACTGGCGTGGCACGGGATGTTTCCAATCGGAGAACATCTACACGCCCGCCATCAAGGCATTGCTTGACAAACTGAACGGAAAACTGAAGGAGGGTGACCCGATACCGATAGAATACCAGGACTGCCGCTCCCCCGGGGAGTTCTTCCGGGTGGTTGCCGACGAACGTCCCGCGACGAAAGAGGTGCTGTTCTCCTCGGACGGGGAGGGAAACTACTATTTCAACGGGCGCAAGGTCAAGGTGGAAAATTCTGACGGGTACGCCTACCGCCTGCTGAAAACCAAAATACAGACGGACTACCGGCGGCCGGTAGATTTTTACTTCCGCTTCCTTGCCCGCTGCGGACCACACGGAACTTATGGCAACGCGTATTACCCGAGTATCACGGACCTGATATGCAGGTGCTACCTGCCTGAACCCACAAAATGAATCCTGAAAAGGCGATGAACAACAGTTCACCGCCTTTCTTATTGTATAACTATTTTAATATCAATCATTATGGCAACAACATTCGAAACCATGACTGCCCCCGTGCAGTTCGACTTCCAGAACAACAACGTCGAGGTGATGACGCTCGACACGCTCCGCCGCACGCACAAGGAGAATGACATTTACGGTAACCCCGTCAAGGGCATCTACCACTACGAGGTGATAGAGCGTCTGGCTGACACCTGCAAGAAGTACAACCTGAATTACGAGGTGGAGGAAATCTTCGCCGCCCAGAACAAGAACAAGGCCCAGCCCGGCGTGGTCGTCCTGCCGCAGGTGGAAGAGAAATATGGCGAGAACGCCGTCGAGGCGCACGTCCTGCGCCGGGTATACGCGACCATCCGCATCAAGAACTGGGAGACGGACGAGCTGACCACCACGCTGGTCGTGGCCTTCCACCAGGATGGCATCCAGGCAGCGATAGGCCCGTGCGTGCTCGTGTGCCACAACCAGTGCATCCTTTCCCCCGAGCGCAGCGTGTCGAACTACGGGAAAGACAAGGTTACCACCGAGGAACTTTTCGATCGCGTGGACGGGTGGCTCTCAAACTTCGAGGAACAGATGAACGAGGACAGGGAGCGTATCCGCCGCCTGAAGGAGAAGAAAGTCTCACCCGTGGAGATGTACGCCTACATCGGCCTGCTGACGGCGTTGCGGGTCTCGCATGACAGCTCCGACAAGCGCCTCTCGTCCAAGGTGGAAACCTACCCGTTGAACCAGTCCCAGATTTCTATCTTCACCGAGGACCTGCTCAAACTCGCCGAAGAGAAACAGACGCTCACGGCGTGGGACGTGTACAACTGCGCGACTGAACTTTATAAACCGGGCAGGACTGACCTTCCGGCGATGATTCCCCAGAACGGGGCGCTGGCAGAGGTCATGCTTTCGGGTTCACTTAACTGACAAGACACGGTATCATGGCAGGAAGAACGTATAAACGGGCGACGCTCGAAAAACGGCTCGAACGGCTTGAGAAGAGCCTGCACAAAGAGAAATCGCGCCTGCACGGTGTCATCGACAACACGGGCTGGGGCACGGGAGGGCGGCGTGCGAAATGCACGCCGTCCTTCCGCCGCGAAGCGGAGTTGAAAGAGAAAATACGGGATGTCAAACAGCTCATCGCCATGCGCGATTCATAGGCCATGACACGCATCCGGGGACAACTCACGACAGCGGACTACCTTCCCATAGCGGAATATAACAGGCTGGTCCGCGGGCTTGAGAAGGACGGCGAGTACCTGTGGGAAACGTACTGCTGGCTGTCGTTCTGCACGGCATGCAGGGCCTCCGACGTGAGAGCCCTGCGCTGGAAAGACATCCTGGGGAAAAGCACCATGGCCCGCGTCGAGCAGAAAACAAAGAAAAACCGCCTGATCAAGTTCAACAGGGACGTGCAGGAGAAGAACCGTTTCCTGTACGGGATGCTCGGACAACCCGATCCCGAACAGTACATCTTCCTCAGCCCGCGTACCGGGAAACCCTACTCGCTGGAATACATCAACAGGCTGCTCAAGGTCTTCCGGGTAAGGTACAGGCTGCCGATCAGGGCATTCTCCACGCATACCTTCCGCAAGACCTTCGGGCGGTACGTCTACGAGCTGATGGGACGCTCGGCCGAGAGCCTGATCCTGCTCAACCAGATATTCCGGCACTCCAACCTGGAAACCACCCGCCGGTACATCGGCCTGGCACAGGAGGACATCGACAAGGTGTTCGATTCCATACGTCTATGACAATATTACCCACGATGCCGAAAACCATCCGTTCGGTTTACGGGCTACGCTTTAATATAGAAACACATCAAAATCAGAACTGCAAATGGACAAACCTATATATATCGACACGTACTTCCGTGTCGAGTCCGGCTATGACGGCGGTCGCATGCCGGAAGAGAAAGCCGGGCGCTTCTTCGACGAGGTGAAGCGCCTTTTCACGGAAACAGGGTTCAGCGTCAAGGAAAGCAAATACAAAGACGGCTGTCCCGAGGTGTACCTCGGCAAGACATGCCTGTACTGCCACCCGCAATCGCTATCGGGTCCCGTTCTTAAAGAGCACATGGGACTTATCGAGAAGATCCTGACACAAGGAACGACCTTCCAGTACCTGTGTACGGACACTTACGGCGAGATTCTCGACCTGACGGAGGAGGAAGAGCTCGCGTATTACCACGAGACGCATGATATGACTATCGGGGGTGTCTTTCTCGACGCCTTCCGCACCAAACGCCGTAACCTGTACAAGAGCCGGGAACAGGTGCTGGAAATACTCGTCGAAAAACTGCGCGTCAAGACGCTCCGTGGGGGTTCCGTCTATTCGAATACCTCCCCGGTATATCGCTATATCAGGGAAACGTACGGGAAGATGGTATCCGAAGGACGGCTCGTCGAGGGATGCAAGCAAACCGCCTCCGGGAAACTGCCGCTCTGCCGTACGGCAACCGACAAAGAACTCAAAGCGGTAAAGGCACCCGAAAAAATAAATGCAAAGACAAGATCTCTGAACTACACGCTGCCTAACGGAAAGACAATAGAACTGTTTTCCGAGATGCGCACCGCCAACTACGACTTCGGGGATTTCGATGAAACTGTCGAGGTGCTGGTAAAGGCGTACCGAAAAGCGAGAGACAAGCAAACGAAAGAAACCATGGAACGTCGGATAGAGGCCCAGTGCGACGCTTTCGCCGAGTTCCTGGGCATGCAGTATGAAGAGATACAAAGCATGAATTTCTCTGACTTGTCCTCGGGAATCAAGGAATCACTGCTATCATACACCTCATAAATACTTCCAACATGTACCAGATTCATCCACTGAAAATATCGCAATCCGTCAGGCAAGCGGTTAACGAGAAAATTCTGGCGGCCATTGATTCCGGTTCGTCCGAGTTTACAGCCGAAACCGTGTATAATTCCTACACCGGGCACGGCGGACTTCACACGTTGAAACAAGGGGATTTCGCTTCCTATTCCGAGTATGCCGAAGCCAAGCGGGAACAGGAAATGGGCCAGTTCTTCACGCCGCACGAGATTTGCCGGACGATGGTCGATGCCGCTTGCCCGCAATCCACGGACATGATTCTGGATATGTGCTGCGGTATGGGAAACTTTTTCAATTTCTTGCCTAACCCGTATAACGCCTACGGTTTCGACATAGACCCTGACGCGGTCAAAGTCGCCAGATTCCTCTATCCGAACGCGCACATCAATGTCGCGGACATCCGTACCTGTGAAATGGAGGAACGTTTCGACATCCTGATCGGTAACCCGCCATTCAACCTCGATTTCGACGGCACCCCTTCACAATTCCACTACTGCAACAAAGCTTACTGGATGCTGAACCCCGCCGGTCTGCTGTTGATGATCGTTCCCGCCACGTTCCTGAAAGACGAATTCTGGGACAAAACGAGAATCAACGCCATAAACCGGGATTTCTCCTTCATCGGGCAGACAAAACTCCCGTCCGATGCCTTCAAGCGGGTGGGTGTGGCGAAGTTCGACACCAAAATCATGGCATTTTTGCGGGCATCCAAACACATCGAGATGCAACCTTACCGTGCAGAGGAGTTCTGCACGATGGAGCAACTGGGAGAGCGGATCGCGAAAGGCAGAGGCATCCGGGAAGAGATTAAACTGCTGTTACATCAGGAAATCTCGGAAGAAACGATGGCGGAAAACCGCGAGTTCGAGTACCGGCTGAAAAAATACCTGTACGAAATCAAGACCCACAAGGCACTCCAAAAACATTACGACAAGTCCGTTGCACTGGTCTCCAGGTTCCGCAACCAGCGTCCGCCTGAAAACTGCACGGTGGAAGAGTACAAAGCGTGGGAACGCCGGAAACTGACCTACAAAAAAGTACTGGGCGTCCTGCGGCGCCACATCCGCGACCAAAACATTATTCCCCGTAAAGAAGTGGCATTGGTAAAGACTTCGTACGGCTTCAAACTGAAAGGATACGCCCCGCACTTGCTGGACAGAGTGGGACACACCTACTCGTCCCTGAACGACATCCTCATCGGAGAGAAACCGCTCCCGGCACTCCCGGAAATGACCCCGCGCCAGAAGGAACAATACGCAATGGCAGAACGCTTCATCGCCAAGAAACGCAGGGCTTACGAACTCCAGTCGGTAAAATTCACCGCTATGCAGCGGGATACCGCGCTGGACGAGCGGATCGCTTCCCTGAGCTTCCTGAACAAGGACATGCAGACATGCCAATTCACCGCGCTGCAACAACACGACATGGGACTGGTCTTTCAAAAACGCTACGCGCTTCTCAACTGGCAGCAAGGCTCCGGTAAAACCGCCGTAGCATACCACTACGCCAAGTTTCGTGATACGCGGACAAAAAACACCGTGGTTTTGGCACCGTCCATCGCCATACACATGACATGGGAACCCTTCCTGCAACGCCACGGCGAACCGTTCGTTACCGTCAGCCGCCCCGAACATCTGAAAGCTGTCGGGGCCGGCATGTTCGTGCTGGTGTCGTTGACGATGCTGGGTGATTTGAAGGCGGCCCTCAAAACATTCATGAAGCGTCGCTCCAACAAAATATGCCTGATATTCGACGAGTCGGACGAAATAACCAACCCTTACGCCCTGCGGACCCGTCTGACAATGGAACTGTTCCGCAGGGCCGAATTCAAGCTGCTGGCCACCGGCACGACAACGCGCAACTCGATCGTGGAGCTCTACTCGCAGTTTGAATTGATGTACAACAACTCCGTAAACATGATTTGTTACGCCTCACGGGTGTACTTCGAGGACAAGGAGCGGAACATTTCGGAGAAATACAACGAGCATTGTCTCCGTCCGTTCCCCGCACGTGGCGGTGCAAGGCTGTTCCGTGCCAGCTTCTGCCCGGGCAAGGCTACCGTATTCGGGGTGGAGAAACACAACCAGGACATATACAACCAGACCCACCTTTCCGAACTCATCGACAAAACCATCATTACACGGAAATTCAAGGAGTTCGCCGGAGATAAATACGAAATCATCAACTACACCGTAACCCCCGGAGAGGGTGAACGGGCGGTATATCGTACCATCATGGAGAGATTCCATGAAATCCTGCATCTTTATTTCAGCCCGATGACGGACAAGAGAAAAGAATCCCATCTCAAAATCGCACGCCAGATACAGCTCCTTATCAAAGCCTGTTCGGTTCCGCACAAGATGAGCGGTTACCATGGCGACCCCTATCCGGAAAAGGCCAAGCTGATCGGACGCAAGTTGCGCTATGAACTGCGCGGCAAGGTCGCCATCGGCTGTACCTCGCTCGATGCGGTGGCCATGTACCAGGAATTTCTCAAGGAGCATTTCCCGCAAAGACCACTGTTCGTCATACGTGGAAACGTGGGCTTCAAGACGCGACAGCGCCTGCTCGACAGGTTCGAGAAGACGATGGACGGTATTCTGGTCTGCACGCAGCAGAGCCTGAGAAGCTCGGTCAATGTTCCCGGTTGCGAGGACATCATTATCGAATCCCTGCTCTGGAACATCCCGCGCATGGAGCAATTCTACTTCCGCTTCATCCGTCTGGACTCGGAAGGTATGCGCCATGTCCATTACATTACCTACGGGGATTCCATCGAACAGAACCTGATGGCACTGGTGCTCGCCAAGGAACGGTTGAACGAGTTCGTCAAAAACGGGAAGGTAACGGAGGAATCGGACATCTTCGAGGAGTTCGACATCTCTCCCGACATCATAGAAACCCTCTTCAGACGCGAGAAAGACGAGAAAGGTAATTTCCACATCTGCTGGGGCGCACAAAAAGTAAGTTAAACTAAAAATTATCGATATGGTTATCATCGCACAACAACAGCCGGACGGTGTCATCAGGTATATTTCCGTACCGAGATTTTACAATTATGACCTGCCGCACATTCTGAAAAATTTCTACCCGAAAGAGTCCAGGGTCTCCGCGCTGATCGACCTGGGTAATCTGGTCACGCTCAGACCGACTCCCTTCGGCAAACCCAAAGATTATTACGACAAGGTGTATTGCCGTGCAAGGATTCGTGACGACAAGGAAAAGAAGGGCAAACACCTGCCGAGATATGTCGATTCGGGGGAGGAACTGCTGAAACTCGAAGCGGAAGGATTCCTGTTCAAAGAGGGACAATGGCACCATTTCAGGGCCGGGAAACTTTCCGTATCCCTGCCGGAATCCCTGGATAGCGGGAAAAATGGGAACTTATCCGCCCTGACAATAACCCGAATGAGCGGGGACGGGCAACTACACGCACTTCCCGACACGGAAATCTCAACATGGAATACACTGCTTTCCAAGGCAAAAGAAAACAACGAGCCGTATTTCGTGTTCCGTGACAAGCGACTCGTCACAACTATCAATCACCCATTAAACAGATCATAGGTCATGAGAAAAGAAATTTATACGGCCGTAGCCAATCTTCCTGAACATCTGGTGACACAGGAAATTGCTCAGGCGGCTATTGAAGAGGGTAATCTCAAACTGCTGGACTGCCTTCCGCACCGATATCTGACAGAAGAAGCAGTCATGTCCATCATCAACCGCAATGAAAAGAGTTACAGCTGGGATACATTCCAGCTCTCCAATATCCCGGAAGAATTGCGCGGTGAGCAGCTTTGCGAGTTCGCCGTCAGGAAAGACTGCGACAACATCGTCCACGTCCCGAAAAAACTCCGTTCATCCACGATGCTGGAAAACCTGTTAGAACGGAAAGATGCCGGGATCAAGTACCTGCACCTGTTCCAACCGTCGCTTTGGAACGCCGAACTGGTTCGTAAAGGCATAACGTCCGTCTACTCCCGTGTCATTGGTTCTTACCGGCACGGCAGGTACGGCGGGTACCAGACGACTCACGATATTAAGCGGGTGCAAATTTTCTTGAGCTTTGTTCCCGCTGCCATACTGAACCGGCGGTTCTATCTGGACTTGTTTTCCTCCGGTCTGAAAGCCGAGGATCTGGACGTGCTGGTTCCCAATCGTTACAAATACGGAGAATACTACTTGAAGATAGCGAGCCTCGATTTCAGCCTCGTGCCTCCCGCCTACTATGATTACACTACCGTTACGAACGCCATCATACACGGAAAACTCTCCATCTGTCACGGCCAGTACGAACGAAACGGGATTATGGAAAACCACAAGGAAACCATCTTTCACCTGATGGACGACAAGATGGCTGACCAAATTGTCCTCAAGGAGCCCCGCGCCTTTAAATACCTGCCGGAGAACTTCCAGACTTCGGCAAGGCTTATCAAAGCCCTGGAAGCCGACGAAAGGGACAACATCCATCTCCGTAAGGATGACAAACACCTCCTTACCGAAGAGGTCTGCAAGACCTATGTGCGCAAGAACATCGAGACGCCCGAGTTTCCGGAATCCGTGTGGACACCGGAGTTTGTGGAATACTGTATGGTGCACGGCACCTCTTTCCGTTGGTTCTCCCGGATGCCCAAGCAGATGCAAACGAGGGAAATCGTGTACAAAGCGTTGGAATACAGTGGACATCATCTCTCCGAAGTGAGACCGGAACTGATACCTCTGGAGCAGGCACAACGGCTGTACCGGAAAAACGAATATTACCGTGAATATATCCCGCAGCGTTTCATTGCCGAGTTCCGGAACGAAACGGGACTGGAAGAGGCATTCTTCGGAGGCGAGGTCTCCTTCTCCCACCTGCGGGAATTCCGCGAGAACGACACCTACTGCAAGCTCGGGAACACCTATATCGGTATCCGTAGTGAACGGGGTATCCGCTACAACACCTACCAGGTGCTTGTTGTGACCCGTCGTACCCCGCAGGCATTCCGGCCGGTAACGCTGTTTGAATGTCCCATCGGCACATTCCATACCACGTGGCTGGAAAAACTGATAGCCGACAACGATGCTTCATTTGTCAAGCCGTCCGTCCCGAAAGAACTCAAACCGTACCAGTTTAACGGATATTATACTGTGGAGAAGGTAGGTGAAGAGGACGGAGTCGCCATCTACGCCAATGAACTGCTGGAAGAAAGGGTGTTTTATACCGCACAACTGGAAACGGGTATCGAGATGAGCCACTCTCTGTCCGAGCTGAAAAACGAGATCCGGTCGTCACGGGTAGCGGGAAAGGAGAATGCGGCATGAATAAATATCAGATAGTCATCGAGGAGACCCTGCGCAGAATCGTGGAGGTCGAGGAGGAAACACCCGGGCTGGCCGTCAGCCGGGCGGAAGACGAGTACAACGAGCAGAAACACGTGCTCTCGGCCGATGATTTTACCGGTGCCGACATCGCTCTCTCCCCTGATGACGAGACAATGAAACGCGCCCTGGGGGACAGCAGCTTTACCAAATACGTGGAAGAACGCTTTGAGGAGTATAAAGAGCTCGTATCCATCGAGGACAAAATCCGGCTGACGTTCGGAAGTTTCGACAACGCCCTGTATGAGTTTAACGAACACCGTGAGGAATTAGCCCGGAACCGACCTCAGGTCTACCTGCTGTACAGGAGCGATGCCTGGCACAGCCGTTCTTCCATGCGGCTTCTCGCCCCGTTTTCCTCGTTCGGGAAGGTCATGGAATATTTACGGCGCAAGAAGGAGGAATTCCGCCTGACGGCAGAGGACCTGAAAACGTTCGAGAACAACCGCCAGACGCGGAGGCACGACGAGAACTACCTGTGCGAATCGGGTTATCTCGACGACCTGCCGGAACGTCCGCCAAGAGAGGACGACTTCTACGACAAAGTTTTCGTCCACGGCGCCTCCGAGCTGTCGCGCCGGAAGCTGGAATCCCTGCCGGTCCCGTTCGATACCTATGATGTCACGGACGAGCAGATGGAGCGGATCGTGTGGGAAACGGAAATGGAAACCCGTGACCGTCTGAGACTCGGCGAAAATGAACCCATCAATTTCAACAAGGAGCGTCATAGCGAGGTGTGGTGGGAAGAGATGGAGAAAACGGTGCTAAGGCACGGGGTACCGTATTACGAGGATGAATAACGACAACGGCATAACATTGTTCATCGGTTGCCATTATGATGACGGGCTGTCGCGGTTTCGGCCGCGGCGGCCTTTTTTAATAAAAGGAGGTGAATACTCCACCCCTTTTACTGCCGACAACGCTAATCTTAAAATAAAAGACAAGATAATGGAAAGGATAAAACCGGATTTCTTCACGGAAAACTGTGAGGGGATCAAAATTATGACATTTGGGGAATTCACCCAGCACATCCTCCGCATGGAATGCGGGGAGAGTCTGAAAATGTACATTGCGGCGAATCGCCAGACGAGGGAATGCTCCCTGCCGCTCTCTGTCAAAAAGGAACTATGGGACAACACGCCTTTTTACCTGCTCGGCGGGTACGGGCGGGAAGTGCGTACCATCAATCTCGTGGACCGACCCGAAGAAGAATTCAAAACCACCTGCCATGATGCCCTGGACAGCTATGATGCCGTAGAATGTGTCGGGGTTGTCGTTTCAAGGCTCCGGACGTTGAGTCCCGGGGAGCTGCACGAACGGATTACACGGGAGATGGAGTCGGGTTATAAATACCTGTTTGTTTATCGCAACGAGGAGGAGATGACGGCCGCCCTTGACGGCAAGGTATACGCCATCAGCGACACGAACGGCAAATTCCTCTGTGACCTGTACGAGCCGGACTACATCCGCCTGGAAGAGGACGGCGCTATCGTGGACACCGTGTCCATTCCGGACATGCGCTTTCATTCCGATTGGGCAATCGCCAATCCCACGGTTCGCGACAAGGTGTTCTCCGCCCGGATGGTGATTATATACACCCACGAAACGATAACGGTATGATAGAGATCGGCAAGAAAATAGAAACCCCGGAAGGCGTGTTTTACGAGCTGGAATACGGCGGGGAGGGAAACATCTACAAGAACGAGGACGCCTTTCTCAACTGCCCGGACGAGGTCTGCTATGTCCCCGAATACGCCGCGGAAGGCCATGAAGACTGGCGGGTCCCGCACACGGGGGATTGTTACACGCGCAACTCCCTGCTTGCCTTGTGCAAGGGTAACGAGGAGGTCTGTCAGGACCTGTTTTACAGCCTGGAATGGACCTATCCCGAAACCTTGCTGGACGAATGGGACACAAAGGGCTGTTTCGATGAAATCGAAGGCTGGTATGACGATTAGACAAAACGAAAGTATGCAAAAATATAAAATAGCGCTGGCCGGGCCGGGTGGAAGCAAGGCCCCGAACTACATCCTGAGATTGAGGACGCACGTGAGAGCGTATTTCTCCCAGGCCTACGGCAAGGACGAGTTCGGGCACGTGCTACACTGCATCAGCTCGTTCATCGATGACTTTTCCTTCAAGGTACGCAATACCCGCTATCAGGGCGGCATCCTGAAAAGGACTATCCGGAATGACCGCCTGGAAGTGTACAACCTGGGCGATGAGAAGGTGATACTGACCGTCTTCTTCACCCCGCTGGAAACATGAAACCAGGAATATGACAAATATGGACAAGAAAACAAGAACGGAGCCGGGCAAAGACACGGCCATGCCCCGGACATGAACTGACGAATGAGGAATAACCATAAAACTAAATATCAATGGACAGTATCAAAGATTTACAAGCCGCCATCCGCGACATCCTCGTGAACAACGGCCTCACGGAACTCTCTTTCGGGGAGCCCGACGGGCTGAACGATCCCACTTACATAATCTGGTACGACAGGCATTGCGAACCTAACGACGACCCCGTGTCGAGGGTTCTTCTTGAAGACACGGGGATTGCCGTTGAAGTCGAAGCACGTGGCTTCGGGAACACGGTAACCGTCTACGATTACGACATCGACCGCCGGGAATGGTGGGAAGGCATACGTGACAATCTGTTGGAAGTGCTCGGACGGGACGGCAGACGCCGCTGTCCGGTTTGCGGCAAGCCGCTCAAGGGGAACCGGCAGTATTGCAGCGATTGCCGAAAACTCGCGACGCCTAAACCGACGGTGGAACAGGTCGTGAAAAAAGCGAACCGGAACATCCGCCGCCTGGCAAGCCTGGCGGCCGAGAAAGACAAGGCATATGGAAAGCAACTGGTAAAAGAATATTCTATCGGTCAAATGTAGACCGGTCTGTTAAATAACAAGAAGCAACTATGGCAACCGTCCCGAACCCCATCCACGATATTTATCTCACGGGGGAGAACTATGTCTATGGCGACCTTGTCCTCAATGCCGGGGGCATGATCCTCTCAAGCGGGGCCTGAGCTACGCCCGCCAGCGGGAACACGCCCTGTACCCCTGCGGAAAACTCATGCAGTATCTCCGAAAGACTTTGAAAGAGCGTCAAGAAGAGAGATTGTACAAATAAATACAAAACCGAGAAACTTATGAGTAAGGGACTTACCATCGTCAACGAAAATATTCCCGTGGAATTGTTAAAATAACATGCCATGCCATACAGAAGTACAGGGATAATCATCAGCGGGACACGATATGACCGCAGGCAGAAACTGACACCTGAACAGCGGGTGGAGATTTTCCACCGCTATCACACGGAGAAGCTCAGCCAGCGCCAACTGGCACGCGAATACGGTGTCAGCCGCCGTCTCGTGACCTTTATCGTGAATCCCGAGAATGAAAAACGTAACAGGAAGCTGTTGAACGAACGCAAGGCGAAAGGGCTGTACAAGCCCGACCGGAAAAAACACGCGGAGATTATCCGTGAACACCGGCGCTACAAGCAGAAGTTGTATAAAGAAGGTAAAATTCAATTAAAGACTGACAGAAAATGAGATTACAGGAAAAACTTAAAAGAACTGGAACAGGGGATTATTGCCAATCTCTATGCAATACCCAAAGTGCCGGAAGGCTTGCTGCCCCATTGGCATGTTTACACGAGAGGACCTTTGCACGGAAACCTTCGAGACGATGACCGTCAAGGACATTCCCGTGCTATTTACTGATGACAGAATTGACCGCAATGCCGTACCGGACGGGTTGTTCGCCCACGACATCTGCGAATCGGATGACGGCGACCGGCTGGCCACCGTCGGGCCCGTCGTCGTGGTAAACCACGGCGGAACCATTCTCTCCCGCGAGGAGTTCCGTATGGAAGACTGGGACGGTGTGGAAATCGAGGACTACAATTTCAAGGGGAACTCGATGCCCCTGAAAAAATGGATTGGAAAGAACACTTAAATCTTATATGGTTATGGACATTCAACAACTGACAGAAAATTACCGGAAGCGCTTTGACGCCTTCTACGGGCAGGATACCACGAAAAATCCCAGCCGGAAGAAAAAGAAGACGCGCCCCGAACAGCCGAATTTCCTTATCGAGGTCGTCCGCCCGGTACTGGACGCGCTGGTGGAACTTATGCCCGGGTACGGGTTTTCCAAGACCACGGACCAGTATACCATGTACGGGGACTACTATCGTATCAAGGCCGGTATCGTCCTCATAGGCGGTTTCTCCGTGGACGAGGATTTCGGGCTGGTTTTCACGCCGCTGTTTCATGGAGCACCCCGCGGAAAGGGACAGAAGATAACCGATTCAAGGCAACTTGTCGAGGTGTTGCGCAAGGAGTTTGAGAAAAGGGAAATGAAGAAAAGAACGTAAAATCAAAAGGATTTGAGAGCATGAACAGTGAACGCAGAAAGGGGATTCAGGAAATCAGGGACTCGCTGGAGGATATCATCTCCCAAATTGAGGAACTGAAGGATGAGGAGCAGGAGGCCCTGGACAACATGCCCGAGGGGTTGCAACAGGGTGAACGCGGCGACAGGATGCAGGAAGCCATAGAGTCGATGGACAATGCCGTCTCCTCGATAGAGGAGGCCCGGCAGTACCTTGACGATGCAGCCCGGTAAAAAGCGGGGTGCACGTTTCAACATGCCGGTATCAAAAGAAAGAAAGGAGGTGAAAATGAAAGATTAGTCCAGTCCATCGGAGGATTTATCCTGATTTATAGTATATTTGTCAGGAAACATGGGCTGTATATCGGGGTCAGGGTAAAATCTCCCGTAAAGAACAGGTTACAGACGCTTTTACGTTTGGTCAAGAAACGGCCGGTATTATTTGTATCGCATGAAGAAAGATGACATTATCCGCAGGCATTACGGGAACATGAAAATGAAGCACGGGGCAGACTCGCTGGTCTTTTTTCATGTGGGCGATTTCTACGAGGCGTATTTCGATGATGCCCGAACGGTATCCCTGGACACGGATGTAACGCTGTTCCGTGTAACAGCTGCGGGTATTCCTGCCGTCAGGATTCCCGTGGCTTTCATGGAAGAATATAGAAACCGGCTGCTGGATGCAGGATACAAGGTATGCGTGTCCGAGGTCCGGGGTGCATCCGGTCGCCATATTCTGAAATCCTTATGAGAAATTCAAGAAACAAAGTGGACGAGTTCGTGTTTGTCCTTGCGGCCATAGGCCCGTGGACGATACTGGTTGTTACGGTAGCCCTGATCGGGCTGTTCAAGACATGCATCCCGGACAGGACAGACCCGCTGGACCGCGACATCAGCCGGTCTTCCGAAATCATCGGGCACGTAATGGTGGTCGATGGGGACAATAACGGCTTCCGGGTCGTGTATGTCACGGCAGAGCCGGTCACGGAAAAGCGGTTCGAGGAAATATGTTCCAGGGAGAACGTCAGGAAGGGGTTCGACCGCCTGAAACGGGAGGCTCCGGTTCATTTCGGGGGAAGCCTGCTCGAAACGGACATCTGCGATTTCGCCCTGTACGCGTACAGGTTTCCTGTAGATGACGACATAAAGATCCACAATATCTTTGTCGCGGGAAAGGAGAAGATGGATTTCTATGTCCGGCCCAATCCTGACCTTCCGGGTTGCGCGACGTGGATGCACCACGGTACGGAACAGGGGAACCAGTACCTGAACTCGAATGACATAAATTACTATATACCCAACGGCGGACGGGTATACCGTTACTGGAAGTGCCGGTACTTGCTGCAAACCTCTGATACAGATGAGCGTTTCAGCCATTTCACAGAGGATGAAAGGCTGTACTGAAGACGTGTCATACCTGTATATTTCAGTTATAATGTGCTGAAAATTAACGACTAAAAGCTTTGATGGTATGGGAAAATATCCCTAAATTTGTCATATTCATAGCGTGATCCAGTATGGCAAGATTGTTAATTGAAAGAAATAGATTGAATATGACAATGATTTAGCATGACATCAGAAAAGTCGCAAATCAAATTTGCGAAATCGGAACTGACAGGAGAACTGATAGGATTTGTCTCCCGCCATTCCAAGACACGTAAATTGATGGGAGTCAGGGAAGACTCGAGATTCGGTAAGCAGATTTGTGTCCTTTCGGAAGACCTGAAAGGGACAATCGAGCCAAACGTTCTCTACTCGGTGGAACTGAAACCGATGCACAAGGCGAACGGGTACGTGGTTGTCGCTGCCAGCCCCGTACTGTTTTCCGCCCAGGTTGAGACCGTAATATTGCCCAAGACGCTGTACCAGGTGACGGTGACATTCGGTAACAAGAAGGTGTTTTTTGACCCCAAGGACGGGAAAAGCGCCATGAGCCGTACCATTGACGGTGTCCTTTCCGTCCTGAAAGGGAGGAGGGACATCAAGGACAGGGAAGGTGTAATCGCCGATTACCTGAAACAGGCGAACTCCCTGGTACGCCGCATGGAATCCGACGGGTATATCTATACCGGTGACAGGTACATGAAAGGAAGCGTATGAGAAAATGTCCTGTGGCGGGAATTGCAACTGACGGTGCCCATTCTTCGAAGGAGAGATTGACTCGCTTCAGGGCGGTCGATCTCTCTTCGGGAAAGGAGCTGTTTGCGGAAACCGCGGGGAACTGGACCAACAATATCGGTGAGTTCCTCGGCATCGTTGCAGCAGTAAAATACCTTATGGAACACCCGGAATTCGTGCCGCGTGTCATCTACTCGGACAGTCTCACGGCCATAACATGGTTCAGACAAAGGAAAACCGCCTCGTCGCGCCGTTGTCCGGCCCTGCTGAAAGCGGAGGTGTTCCTGAAAGTCATGGCGGTAAAGATTGAAGATATCAGGGTTGTCCATTGGGACAACCGGCTGTGGGGTGAAATACCCGCAGATTTCAGAAACAAATAA